GATGGAAAACTTAAAAAACTCTACCAATATACATATGATTACTCACAATTTAGGGATATATTAGATAAATCAGTAAAACCGAACAAAGAAATACAGCAACTAATTAAACCACCACTAAATTCTAAACCAGAAATCCTAGTTAGATTTTGTGCATGTGCGGGTTCTCGTTGGCCAGAAGCAGAACCAACCATAGCCAAAGACCCAGAATGGGCATATTATTACGCTCAAAACGTCTTACAAGGACGTTTCCCAGAAGCAGAACCAATCATAGCTAAAACTCCAGAATTGGCATATAAGTATACTCGAGAAGTCTTGAAATGCCCTTGGCCAGAAGCAGAACCATGCATAGCCCAGGACCCAATGTATGCATATTATTATGCTAAAGACGTCTTAAAGGGACGTTTTCTCGAAGCAGAACCATACATAATTAAAGATCCAATGTTTGCATATTATTATGCCAAAGAAACCTTAAAAAGTCGTTTTCCTGAAGCAGAACCATATATAATCAAGGACCCACAATGGGCATATTATTACGCTAGTGATGTCTTGAAACGTCCCTGGCCAGAAGCAGAACCATATATAGTTAAAGACCCAGAATGGGCATATGGTTATGCCGCAGATGTCTTGAAACGTCCCTGGCCAGAAGCAAAATCAATCATAATTCAGGATCCAGAGTGGGCATATGATTATGCTAAAGATGTCTTGAAACGTCCCTGGCCAGAAGCAGAATCAATTATAATTCAAGACTCAATGTGGGCATACCGCTACGCTAATGATGTCTTGAAACGCCCTTGGCCGGAAGCAGAATCAACCATAGCCAAGAACGCAATATGTGCATATCATTATGCTAGAAATGTCTTGAAACGTCCCTGGCCAGAAGCAGAACCAATCATAGCTCAAGACCCGATGTATGCATATTGTTATGCCCGAGATGTTTTGGAACGTCCCTGGCCAGAAGCAGAACCATATATAGCCAAGAACACATTTTGGGCATGCAATTATGCTAAAAATGTTTTGAGAGATCGTTTCTATGAGGCAGAACCATATATAGCTAAAAACCCAGGATATTGGGCACGTTATAAGCGATATTTTAACGTTGAAGGTTGATCAAACCTAATATATGAGACTCGCCTCCCTATACCTTGAAGCCATAAACTATACCTCCCACAAACCACAACTAGACTCACTATCAAAACAACTTGATAAAACTCCACAAGAAATAATCACCTTGATAGAACCCATCACGGATGCCGCAAGATATGTGGAATGGATACTTAGGCAACTCAAAACAAACACAATTAGGCTCCCAGAAGACGCAAACAGAGTTAAACAATTATTGGTGGATTTTGATCATTACAAATCCATAGGTTCAGCCGACATCAATAAGGACATAGGCTCCTATAAAACAATCTACGACTTAGAGGCCGTGATCGATAAACTCAAAGGTGTAGATCTTAAAGGTCGGGCAGAAATACGCCAAGAATACCGGGAAGGAGCCCAATGGGTCAAAGAAAGCTCAAACTACAAACTCCTCAAAATCACAACACCCGAGGCTGCCGCACACTATGCCCTAAATACTAAATGGTGCACAAGCGATGCAGAAACAGCAAAAGAATACCTTGAAGAAGGCCCACTCTACATAATCTTCAAAAAACAATCAAATGGAAAACTCGAAAAACTCTACCAATATACATATGATTACTCACAATTTATGGATATATTAGATAACCCAGTAGAACCAGGTAAAGAAATACAGCGATTAATTAAACCACCACTAGATTCTAAACCAGAAGTCCTAATTAAATTTTGTTTACTTGTGGGTTCTCGTTGGCCAGAAGCAGAGCCAATCATAGCCAAGACGGGATGGGCATATTTTTATACTCGAGATGTCTTGAAAGGTCGTTTTCCAGAGGCAGAACCATATATAGCCAAGGACCCACAATGGGCATATTATTACGCTAGAGGTGTTTTGGAATGTCCCTGGCCAGAAGCAGAACCATATATAATTAAAAACCCAGCATGGGCATATAATTACGCTCTGAATATTTTGAAACGCCGTTGGCTAGAAGCAGAACCAACCATAGCTAAAGATCCAGAATGGGCATACTATTACGCCCGAGATATCCTAAAAGGTCCTTTCCTAGAAGCAGAGCCATATATAACCAAGGGCCCAGGATGGGCATGTCGTTATGCTAGAGATATCTTGAAGCATCCTTGGTTAGAAGCAGAACCGCTTATAGCTCAAGACCCAGAATGGGCATGCCGTTATGCCGCAGGTGTCTTGAAACGCCGTTGGCCAGAAGCAGAACCATATATAATTCAAAACCCAGAATGGGCATATTGCTATGCTCGAGATGTCTTGGGGCATCCATGGCCAAAAGCAGAACCAATCATAGCCAAGCACCTATTTTGGGCATGCCATTATGCTAAAAATATCTTGAGAGATCGTTTCTACGAGGCAGAACCACTCATAGCCCAATATCCAGGATATTGGGTAGATTATAAACGATATTTTAACATCGAAGGTTAATCAAACCTAATATATGAGACTCACCTCCCTATACCTCGAAGCCATAAACTATGCCTCACATAAGCCACAACTAGACTCACTAGCCAAACAACTTAGCAAAACTCCACAAGAAATAATCACATTAATAGAACCCATCACGGATGCTGCAAGATATGTAGAATGGGTACTTAAACAACTCAAAACAAACACAATTAGACTCCCAGAAGACGCAAATAGGATTAAACAATTACTAATAGATTTTGACCATTACAAATCCATAGGTGCAGCCGACATTAATAAAGACATAGGTTCACATAAAACAATCCACGACCTAGAGGCCGTGATCGATAAACTTAAAGGTATAGATCTCAAAGGTCGGGCAGAGACACGCCAAGAATACCGGGCAGGAACTCAATGGGTCAACGAAAGCCAAAACTACAAACTTCTCAAAATCACAACACCAGAGGCTGCCGCACACTACGGTTTAAACACCAAATGGTGCACAAGCAATCCACAAACAGCAAAAACGTACCTTAAGGAAGGTCCACTCTACATAATCTTCCAAAAACAACCGGATGGAAGACTCGGGAAACTTTACCAGTACACACATAACTACTCACAATTTATGGATATATTAGATGTCTCAGCAAAACCAGATAAAGAAATACAACAATTAATTAAACCACCACTAGATTCTAAACCAGAAGTCCTAATTAAATTTTGTTTACTTGTGGGTTCTCGTTGGTTAGAAGCAGAACCAATCATAGCCCAAGACCCAGGATGGGCGTATAATTATGCTCAAAACGTCTTGAAAGGACGTTTCCCAGAAGCAGAACCATATATAGCTCAGGATCCACAATGGGCATATCATTACGCTAAAGGTATTTTGGGACGTCCCTGGCCAGAAGCAGAACAATACATAATTCAAGACTCAGCGTGGGCATGCCGCTATGCTAGAGATGTTTTGAAACGTCCTTGGCCGGAAGCAGAACCACATATAGCTAAAGATTCATACTGGGCATATCGTTATGCTTTAGATATTTTGAAACGTCCCTGGCCAGAAGTTGAACCAACCATAGCTAAAGAATCACACTTGGCATATTATTACGCTCGAAATGTCTTGAGACGCCCTTGGCCGGAAGCAGAACCAATTATAGCTCAAGAATCATTCTGGGCATACAGTTATGCCCTAAATGTTTTAAGACGCCCTTGGCCGGAAGCAGAACCAACCATAGCCAAGAACCCAGAATGGGCATATGGTTATGCTAAACATGTCTTAAAACGTCCCTGGCCAGAAGCAGAACCATACATAGCTCAAGACCTAAAATGGGCATATCGTTATGCTATGTATATCTTACGAAAACGTTTCCTTGTAGCAGAACCATACATAATTAGAGACTCAGAATATTGGGTAGATTATAAACGACATTTCAAAATTAAAGGTTAATCTAATATGAAGCTTACCCAATTATATGAAGAGAAATTAGATAAAAAAGAACAATTTTTCCATGCTAGGACTCGAAAACATATCAAATTGATTAAACAAGCAGCAAGACAAATAGTGGCAAAATATCCTGAACTTAAAAAATTATTAATTCAAGTTGAAAGCCATGATGCTTCAAAATTCCAAGAGCCAGAATACACGCCATATTTAAGCTTAACTTGGAATAAATTTAAGGGGATTAAAGATACTGACGCAAGATTTAATGCGGCGACTTTGCATCATATGACCACTAATTCGCACCATCCAGAGTGTCATTTGGATGACAAAGCTAAGGCTAATTTAGACCCCAAAGATAAATCGTTAAAATGCGTTGATGCCACTAAAATGCCAGACTTAGATATAGCCGAGATGGTGGCTGATTGGCAAGCAATGTCGGTTGAACTAAAGAAAAATACAGTTAAACAATGGTATGATTCGCAAAAAGATGTTAGATGGCATTTTTCAGATGAGCAAGATGCCTTGATAAATAAACTTATTGAAGTATTTTGATTTATTTTAACCTGCCGATTGGCGTGTTGAATTTTCGGATTGTCATGGCTGGTTTAACTAGATATGCGGGATTTGGGCTGATGACTTTTGGCGCTTCCTTGGGCATTTTCAAAGGTTCCTGAGCGCCGAATACTTTTTTAATGTGTGCTTTTCCGGCCGGGCCGGTCCAGTGCATTATCAATGCATCTGGTGAGTCGCCATCTAATCTTAAGCGATTAAATTGTTGCGGCATTTGTAAGACGCTATCGCCCCATTCTGAGACCATGTCGTTGAATATTTCCTGGTCACCACGTTTATTTGGTCGTCGGCACCTATCCGCCCATTTGCCAATTAAGGCGTGGCTTGATGGCCAAGCTCCTATGACCCCCGAATTTAATGGCGTTTCATTGACGCACCACCTATTATGCTTGTCTGGGGCCATCGCTACTTTGCCATAGGTGATGAAATTAAATATTGGTTCAACATTGGCTCGTATTTCACAGTCAACGTCTATCCATAGGGCTATGTCTATCCCGGATTGAAAGATGGCGAATGGTTTCTTGAACCATCCGCGTATGTTTGATGGTATTCTCAAGCCTAGAACTGTGCCGCGTTTCTTGCACCATTCAACGTGGGATGGGTGTAGACCGAAATCCGCGAATATTATTGGGTATTTATTGTGTTTTATATAATTGCCATACCACCAATCAAGCATCCATGCTTGTTCGGCATCCGCTCCAACAATTACTGCGCGTGTTGGATTTTTGATTTGCTGGTTTATCATTTAGATGTACCAAATGGGGCATTTTGCTTTTAGGTTTAACTGCATTATTGCATATGTCCCTGGTAATGCTGCGCGTACTGCTGTTGCATGCAATATTATTCCTCTTTTATTTTTAGGGGCGATGGGTGTCGTTAGTAGTAGTTTTATATTGCCATCTTTAATTATATATAGATTGCCGTCAACATCTATGCTGCTTATTACCCCAAACCATTTAGTCCTGGAGAACCAGCCATGCTTGATAATGACATCCCCTAATTTTGGGATATAGGTTTTGATATCCGCATATACTGCCAGGTCAGCCGTTATTTGTGTCGTCGGCTGGCTTCTGGGTAAGTTTTGAGGTGAAGGGGTCGAAGTAATATGTGCCATCTGGTAACTCCCATTTTATTCGGAGGCCGTCCCGTTGCCCTCCGAGACGCCTCTTGATCAAATCATCCAGCCACATATGTCCATCTATTCTGATGGGTGACGGAGTACCTTCCTTGAGCTTCGCTTGGGCTTCGACGCGCTTTTTTAATTTGTTAAAGCCTTCTATAAGCATCGATTTAGGATCGCCTTGTATGTCAGTTTTCAAATTTATGTCGCGGCCATTCTCACCCTTGACGGCCATGACATATGTGCCACCAGGCTGGATTGCCATAAATTCCTTTAATACGCGCCGTAGTTCATGAATATCATGGACGACGACTTCGCTGACCTTAGGCGGGGTAGACCGAGAAGCACCCAAAGCATTGGTAAAAGATGGCTGTTCCACCATTGGATCTCCTACTAATAGGTTTGCATGCTTTGCTGCATTTCGGGCATTGTCTTACGTTTGGCAATAACCTATTTGCAACAAAGACAGGGGGTTTAGCCCCTACATTATTTACCGGCTGGACAACATGAACAGTCGGCTGCTTACTAGGTTTCTTTTGACAACCGCAGGCCATTTTAGGTCCGTTAGATATATTTGCTATTCTAGCTACCATACTCATAGGTAAATATTGTATGGCTAAACGCAAACTATCACGAAGAATAGCTGACCCCATTTCAAAATACTGGCGAACCAAAGCAGATAAAGCGTGGAGCGAGGTGGTTCGCAAGAACAATAAATGCACCGTATGTGGCAGCGACCAAAATCTCCAGGCCCATCACATGATAAACAGGCATGTCCTTAAATATAGACACATGCCATTAAATGGCTTAAGCTTATGCCCGAGCTGCCACAAATTTAACCGCAAAATCTCTGGACATCAAGGACCACTGGGATTAGCTTGGGTATTGCAAACTAAACATCCGGATAGATGGAAGTGGCTGTGCGAACAATATGAAAACTGGGACAGCAATCTTAAACCACTTAATTATAAGGAACGATATACTGAACTTATGAAAATTCTTGATGAATCGTAATTCTACTTCGGTGACAAATCATGCGTGCGTAATCACATAATATTGATCTATGTGTGCAATGTGAAACCCAGAAACATCTTCCAATTCAAGATATGTCTTAAGAGTTGGGTATCCAGCAGTATTTGGGATCTGTGGATCGACATTAACGCGTAATTCGGTGGTGCTATTCATACCTTCTAAGAGCGTCATCTGTTCTTTGGTTTTGACGGTCCCAGTGGTATTATGCACCTGGACTTGCACCATTGTTGCCACATGTATTGCCATGGCCATTCCTCTTATTTATGTTTGCGACGAAGTAAACGTTGTTTATAATACGCCCAACATCATGGGTTTTGAGCCATGAGAAGGTTCTACCCAGGTGACTATTTCTTGTGGGGTTTTACCAAATTGTTTTGATAGTGAGTCTAGTTGTAGGTTTCGAGGTATATGGAAGTGAGTCTCATATAGGTTTGATGTTAAAACGTCGTGTATAGGTTGCCCAACATGTTGAATCTTGAGCTATAGTTGGTTCTGCTTCTGGCCAGCGACGTCTTAAGACATCTAAGGCATAAAAATATGCCCATTGTGGATCCTTAGCTATAGTTGGTTCCGCTTCTGGCCAGGGACGTCCTAGGATATCTCGAGCATAAAAATATGCCCATCCTGGGGTCTCAGCTATGGCTGGTTCTGCTTCTGGCCAAGGACGTTTCAAAATATTTCGAGCATAATAGTATGCCCATCTCCGGTTTTTGGCTATATATAGTTCTGCTTCATGGAAACGATCTTTCAAGATATTTTGAGCATAATAGTATGCCCATTCTAGGTCTTGAGATATCGTTGATTCTGCTTTGAGAAAACGTCCTTTTAAAACGTCCTGAGCATAATAACACGCCCACTGTGGGTCTTGGGCTATAGTTGGTTCTATCTCTGGCCAACGAGAACCCACAAGCACACAGAATCTAGCTAAGATCTCTGGTTTGGAGTCTAGCGGTGGTTTGATTAATTGTTGTATTTCTTTATCTGGTTTTATTGATTTATCTAATATATCCATAAATTGTGAGTAATTATGTGTGTATTGGTAGAGTTTTTTAAGTTTTCCGTTTGGTTGCTTTTTAAAGATTATATAGAGTGGGCCTTCTTTAAGATATATCTTTGCTGTTTTTGGGTTACTTGTACACCATTTAGTGTTTAAAGCATAGTGCGCGGCAGCCTCGGGTGTTGTGATTTTGAGGATTTTGCAGTTTGGGCTTTCTTTAACCCATTGGGTGCCTGCCCGGTATTCTTGGCGTGCCTCTGCTCGACCTTTAAGATCTATACCTTTGAGTTTATCGATCACAGCCTCTAGATCATGGATTATTTTGTAGGACCCTATGTCTCTGTTGATGTTGATTGCACCCATGGATTTATAATGGTCAAAATCCATTAATAATTGTTTTATCCTGTCTGCGTCTTCCGGGAGTCTGATTGTGTTTGTTTTGAGTTGCCTAAGTATCCATTCTACATATCTTGCGGCATCCGTGATGGGTTCTACTAATGCGATTATTTCTTGTGGGGTTTTACCAAGTTGTTTTGATAGTGAGTCTAATTGTGGTTTGTGTGAGGTATAGTTTATGGCTTCGAGGTATAGGGAGGTGAGTCTCATATATTAGGTTTGATTAACCGTTTATAGCTCATCCAATATCCCAAGTTTTGCACTATGGTTGATTCTGCTTCGGGGAAACACCCTTTCAAGACGTCTTGGGCGTAATAGTATGCCCAGCATGGATCCTTGGCTATATATGGTTCTGCCTCTGGCCAGGGACGTTTCAAGACATCTTTGGCGTAACCGTATGCATACGCAGGTTTTCTAGCTATGTGTGGTTCTGCCTCCGGCCAGGGGCGTTTCAAGACATCTACGGCATACCAGTATGCGTGTGGGTCTTGTGCTATGGTTGGCTCCGCTTCTGGCCAGGGATGTCCTAAGACATCTCGAGCGTAAAAACATGCCCGTACTGGATCTTGAATTATGGTTGGTTCTGCCTCTGGCCAAGGACGTTCCAAAACATCTTTAGCGTAATAATATGCCCATGCTGAATCTTTAATTATGCATGGTTCTGCTTCTGGCCAGGGGCGTTTCAAGACGTCTCGAGCATAGTAATATGCCCATTTTGGGTCTTTAGCTATGTATGATTCCGCTTCGGGCCAGGGATATTTCAAGATGTTTACAGCGTAATCATATGCAAGCCCTGGGTCCTTGGCTATGTATGGTTCTGCTTCCGGGAAACGTCCTTTTAAGATGCCTCGGGCGTAACCGTATGCCCATTCTGGGTCCTTGGTCATGATTGGTTCCGCTTCAGGCCAGCGAGAACCCACAAATAAACAAAATCTAACTAAAATTTCTGGTTCGGAGTCTAAGGGTGGTTTAATTAATCGCTGTATTTCTTTATCTGGTTTTATTGGTTTATCTAATATATCCATAAATTGTGAATAATCATATGTGTATTGGTAGAGTTTCTTGAGTCTCCCGTCTGATTGTTTTCGGAAGATTATATAGAGTGGGCCTTCTTTAAGATATGTTTTTGCTGTTTGTGGGTTGCTTGTGCACCATTTAGTGTTTAACGCATAATGTGCAGCAGCCTCTGGTGTTGTGATTTTGAGAAGTTTGTAGTTCTGGCTTTCGTTGACCCATTGGGTACCTGCTCGGTATTCTTGGCGCGTCTCTGCCCGACCTTTGAGGTCTATGCCTTTAAGTTTATCGATTACGGTTTCTAGATCGTGGGTTGTTTTATAGGACCCTATGTCTTTATTAATGTCAGCCGCACCTATGGATTTGTAATGGTCAAAATCCATTAATAATTGTTTAATCCTGTTTGCGTCTTCTGGGAGTCTGATTGTGTTTGTTTTGAGTTGTTTAAGTATCCATTCCACATATCGCGCGGCATCTGTGATGGGTTCTATCCAGGCGATTATTTCTTGTGGGGTTTTACCAAGTTGTTTGGCTAATGAATCTAGTTGTGGTTTGTGTGAGACATAATTTATAGCTTCGAGATATAGAGAGATGAGTCTCATATGTTAGGTTTGATTAACCTTCAATTTTAAAATGTTGTGTATAGATTGCCCAATATCCTAGGTCTTGAGCTATCGTTGGTTCTGCTTCCGGCCAGGGATGTCCCAGGACATCTTTGGCATAAAAGCATGCCCATCCTGGGCTTTGAGCTATAAGCGGTTCTGCTTCTGGCCAAGGGCGTTTCAAGACATTTTGAGCGTAACGGCATGCCCATGCTAGATTTTGAACTATGATTGGCTCTGCTTCTGGCCAAGGATGTTCCAAGATATCTTGGGCGTAATAGCATGCCCATTGTGGGTCCTTGGCTATGTATGGTTCTGCTTCAAGGAAACGCTTTTTTAAGATACACCTAGCATAATAGTATGCCTTTTCTGGGTCTTTAGCTATATATAGTTCTGCTTCTGGCCAGGGGCGTTTCAAGACATCTCGGGCATAAAAATATGCCCATTTTGGGTACTTAGCTATGATTGGTTCTGCTTCTAAGAAACGTTCTCTCAAAGTATTTCGGACGTAATAGTATGCCTCTTCTGGGTCTTCAGCTATGATTGGTTCTGCTTCTGGCCAACGAGAACCCACAAATGCGCAAAATCCAGTCAGGATTTCTAGCTTGGAATTTAGTGGTGGTTTGATTAATCGCTGTACTTCTTTACCTGGTCTTACTGAGACATCTAATATATCCATAAATTGTGAGTAATCATATGTATATTGATAGAGTTTCTTAAGTTTCCCGTCTGGTTGTTTTTTGAAGATTATATAGAGTGGGCCTTCTTTAAGGTATTTTTTTGCTGTTTTGGGGTTGCTTGTGCACCATTTAGTGTTTAGAGCGTAGTGTGCGGCAGCCTCTGGTGTTGTGATTTTGAGGATTTTGTAGTTTGGGCTTTCTTTGATCCATTGCGCGCCTTCCCGGTATTCTTGGCGTGTCTCTGCCCGACCTTTAAGATCTACACCTTTAAGCTTATCGATCACAGCCTCTAGATCGTGGGTTGTTTTATAAGACCCTATGTCTCTGTTAATGTCAGCTGCACCTATGGACTTGTAATGATCAAAATCTATTAATAATTGTTTTATCCTATTTGCGTCTTCTGGGAGTCTAATTGTGTTTGTTTTGAGCTGCCTTAGTATCTATTCCACATATCTCGCGACATCCGTGATAGGTTCTATTAATGTGATTATTTCTTGTGGGGTTTTATTAAGTTGTTTGGATAGTGAGTCTAATTGTGGTTTGTGTGAGGTATAGTTTATGGCTTCGAGGTATAGGGAGGTGAGTCTCATATATTAGGTTTGATCAACCTTTAATGTGAAAATGTCGTGCATAGATCACCCAATATTCTAGGCTTTTAGCTATGGTTGGTTCCGCTTCTAGGAATCGCTCTTTTAAGACATCTACGGCATAACAATATGCCCAAAATGTGTCCTTGGCTATGCATAATTCTGCTTCTGGCCAGGGGCGTTTCAAGACATCCAGGGCATAATAGTATGCCCATCTTGGGTTTTGAGCTATAGCTGGTTCTGCTTCTGGCCATGGGCGTCTCAAGGTATATCGAGCGTAATAATGTGCCCATTGTGGATTTTTAGCTATGGTTGGCTCTGCTTCTGGCCAGGGACGTTTCAAGACATATAGGGCATAAAAATACGCCCATATTGGGTCCTTGACTATATATGGTTCTGCTTCTGGCCAGGGGCGTTTCAAGACATCCAGGGCATAATAGTATGCCCATCTTGGGTTTTGAGCTATAGCTGGTTCTGCTTCTAGCCAACGAGAACCTATAAGCACACAAAATCCAGCTAAGCTCTCTGGTTTAGAATTTAGTGGTGGTTTGATTAATTGCCGTATTTCTTTATTAGGTTTTACTGGTTTATCTAATATATTCATAAATTGCGAGTAATCATATGTATATTGGTAGAGTTTCTCGAGTTTTCCGTCTGGCTGTTTTTGGAAGATTATGTAGAGTGGGCCTTCTATTAGGTATTTTTTTGCTGTTTCTGCATCGCTTGTGCACCATTTAGTGTTTAAACCATAGTGGGCGGCAGCTTCAGGTGTTGTGATTTCGAGAATTTTGTAGTTTGGGCTTTCGTTGACCCATTGTGTTCCTGCCCGGTATTCTTGGCGTGTCTCTGCTCGACCTTTAAGATCTATGCCTTTAAGTTTATCGATCACGACCTCTAAGTCGTAGATGGTTTTGTATGAACCTATGTCTTTATTGATATCAGCCGCACCTATAGATTTGTAATGGTTAAAATCTATTAATAGTTGTTTAACTCTGTCTGCGTCTTCTGGTAGCTTGATTGTGTTTGTTTTGAGTTGTTTAAGTATCCATTCTACATATCTTGCGGCATCTGTGATGGGTTCTATCCAGGTGATTATTTCTTGTGGGGTTTTACCAAGTTGTTTGGATAGTGAATCTAGTTGTGGTTTGTGTGAGGTATAGTTTATGGCTTCTAGGTATAGGGAGGTGAGTCTCATATATTAGGTTTGACCAATAAATCGCACTGTGTATATGGGTATTAGCTAAAAGTTAAATAAGTTCTCTTGGAATGCCGCTGAATCTACATCTACCATTGATTTGAAAGGTTGCACTATGCTTGAATATTCAGTGCCCAATCCAGTTATTTTTAGCTCCATAGCTTTGCGCATAATTATGCTTCGGTCATATTTAATTGACTTGTTCATTTCTCGCCTAATATATAATTCATTATTTATTCTATTTGGATTGATTGATATGTCTATTAACATGATGTTTTGTTTGAATTTTGCATCGCCATGTTTATCCAGGAATTCAATTAATGCTTTCGAGTTCCGGGCTAATAATTCACTTTTCTTTTTGCCTATTCCGAGATATCCATCAATATTGTCAGCCTTGTCGCCCATTAATGCTTTTTGAATTATAGGGTTAAAATCGGATTTCCCATGCATAATTTTGTTTTTGGGCTCATAATGTCTTACGTTTTCGATTAAGTATGGTATTTGCGACATATCACTGTCGCTCGAAATAATTATTATCGGTGATCCGCGCAATATGTTACATGCAGCGTATATTAAATCATCTGCTTCCTGGTGATTGCGCATATATTGCCTACAGCCTATGTGTGGCATTATTTCGAATGCTATTTTCTGTATTTCATCGATTCTGTCGTGTGCCATGGCGTGTGCCATGGCGTCACGATGTGCTTTGTATTCTTTCAGTATATTACATCTCCATATATCATGTTTATGACAATCCCAAAATATATGAATGGACGATGGTGAGAATTCCCGGAGCCAGAAATGTATGAACCTTAGCCAGATGATGAAATAGTGATATTCGCTATTTCGGAATTTGAGGTCCGTTACCCCAGCATAATATGCCCGATATGCAGCATTTCTCCCATCTATTAATAATATTGGCTTCTGTTGCATTATATCCATTCAATTCATACTCCCATACTGGGACGACCATATAGTCCTATAACCATCGGATCTAAGGCCGAACCCGTCGCTACCAATTCACGTCCCGCGCGGGGTGGCCTGGGACCACCCCCGCGCGGGACGTGAATCCATTCATTTATTGTCTTCGTTCAAAGCGTTGAGGAGTTCATCCAAGTTAGGATCTTCGCTTGATTCTGCATTGCCAGATTGAGAGGGTGTGTCCTCCTCACTTACTGGCACCTCGCCCGCTGTCTCGTCTGGCGCGGGTGCAGCTGGTTCCTCTGCTTTTGGCTTTGGAACTTGCTTGGCAGCCGGTTTGGATGGCGATGGCTTAGCAGCTGGTTTTGAGGTGACCCTGGTCTGTGCCTCATCGTCATCAAATCCAGCTCCCTCGACTTCCATCTTCTTGATTGCATCGACAATCTGCGTGAGTTTGTCGATATCCGGTGCGCTGAATTTGACAAACAAATCATGCCGCTGGTCTAATACCTTTTGGATCTCTTCCTTGTTCGGCACATAAATATTGTTCTTAACGGTGAAGCAGATTGGCCGCTTTTTGGCCAGGAATCTGGACGTCTTGTACTCTGGGTACTTGCCGGACTTGGTCACAATCAATTGGAATGGATAGGCTGCGTTCTCATCATAGAACACGCCAAAGGCTTGTGGATCCTGCGGGTCACCAGAATTATCACGATTGATGCATGCTTCGGTGATCGTCTGCACTTGCATCGATGGATTGTACCACATCACCTTGCCAGTGTATTCTTTTGGATTGGGAGAATTATCGTGTGGATAGAAATAAATGTTCATTGCCCAACCTTTGCGCGGCATCCACATACCGGCAATTGCTCTTCGCTCATCATCGTCGCTTGAAGCGTTCATCTTCTCGAATCCGATGGAACATGCTGGGCATTCCGAGTCTGAATAGATTCGAGGGCAGGTGTATGGCCGCTGGTTGAACCAGTGAGTGCCATTATGATAGTACCACAGGTCATCCATGCCTCGGCTGGCCTGGCCGTCGATTACCTTATCGCCCTTGTTGAGCGGCGGCAGGATAATAAACCGATATGCTACCGCTTTTCCGTCCGGCGATGCTTGTGGGCGGAATTCATTTGGGTCGCGTACCTTCGAGTTCTTCTCTTGCATTTTCTTGCGGATTTTCTTGAGGTCGTAAGTCATTTCAGACTCCTTTGTAGTTGTAGCACTAGTACTAGCACTGGTGCTTAGTTGATTTAGTTTGTTTAGGAACCAGTATATTCAAGCTTTGCAAATCCTGCTAACGATCTTAAATTATCGCATTTCATCTTTATTGCGTCCACCATGAAATACATTTTGCCCAATTGCTTTTGCAATATGAGCATTTTTCTTTCGTATTCTATAAGCGTTTCATCAGATTCGATGATCGATAAAACTTGCTTGTCAGTTGGCTTGCCGCCAGCTTTCGTGATTTCTAGGACTATGTCTTTCGTCAATTTTCCACGGTATGCTTTGATGTGCAATTCGAGCCTATTGACTTGATATTTTAATTCGCTTAGCATTGCTGACCAATATGAGAATTGCGATGGTGTTGTTTGCAGTTCTTCTATTATATTGTCATAGTCTATACCTATGTCAGCCAGCATATCTACTTGAACTGGTTCCTTACTAGTTAATATTGTGAATTTGAATATTGTGCCATCGTATATTTCTTCTGGAACTGTTTCTTTAAACCATTTTGGTATTTTGGGTTTTTGGTTCATTTTTCCATGCTTCTGTGTCGAAAGTCTTTGGTATTTGGTGTGGCTGTTGAGGTTGTAGTTGTAGTTGTGGTTCTTGTTGTGTCTTGAAACTGGTGGCGTTGAAAGTAGGTGTAGATGTTTTTGTGTTTTTGTGTTTAAGCATCAAAAAATTCGCTCTAATTGCTCTCCGCTTTAGCTCTCTCTTTCTGCAATGCTTCTGCATCGTCAAACCTCTTATATAATGCCCATTGTTTGAACTTCCTGCCGATGCTAACCTTCAGCGGAAACGCAGGATTATCTTTTAAAATACCCTCGAAGGGATATAACATTATTCCGGCAACGTCGAAGATAATCTTCTTGGCGGACTTAGTGGACTTTGCGGTCATTACAATAGAGTCGTGATGCTCAGAAAGTATATTATCTGGATATATATCCCATATTCTCCTAATGCTAAGCTGCATCGCGTGGGCAACGGATCCCTGGCACATAGCATTCATAATTGACAGGTGTGATCTATCCTTCGATAGCGCAAATTCCCTACCGAGTATGCTCTTGGTGGTCTTCATTGTAAGCACATTATGCCTCATTTCTTGAATCCATTGCCGTAGCCCGCGATAAAATAACAATGCTTCATTATTGAGATTCATCGAATATATGGCCTCAAATAGCATGCGCTTACAATCACCTCTGTTCATCCCAACGTTAACCATTTTGTCTGCCATATACTGATATGGGTCATTGTGTATAAATGAGCCAAGCAATTTCTGATCCTGACTCATAAATGCAATTGCTCTTATGTCTGCGGCAACCCAGTCAAAATGTATCAAAATAGGATCACAGCTAATGTTCATCAAATCATCTTCGCTTGACATACCTTGTATATTAGTCCCAGACGTCTTACTGCGACCACTGAAAGTGTTTAAATCCCATGTTGGATATACTGAATTGCCAAAGTATAGCACACCTCTATCCTGAAGATATTTATAGACGACTGCCGCTCTTGCTAATATTTCTTGCCATTTGTATGGGCCATATTCTAATTGTGCGGCAATTGCGTCTTTGACTTCATCTAATTGTTCCATGGTCGATATTGTGGCATGTTGCAATCCAGTGTCATATATGGTCAGGCCGACGTCGTCATTCAACCCAAATGCTGCCATGTGTCTTTTGAAATCATTTAGGACTATCGTGTTGCCGACAGCAAACACCTTCTGCTTGACAGCCTTTACTAACTCTTGCGCACGATAATATGTGAGGTGATTGCCTCTAATATATATTGGCACAATCGCGATTTTTGAATTATGTGATATGACCAAAGCCACAGGCCTATCGCGGCCCTTGCTAAATATTGTATGCACATAATATAGCTTGGACATTATAAGCCGACTTTTTTAGGCCGTGGATTATGCTCTCGCGCCTTTTGTAATCGTCTAATTACTTCTTTGCTTTCGCCAGGAGGCCTTATTGAAGCATAAGGATCATTACCATGCATCATCGCATGCATGTCTGAATCACGCTTCATGCCATCCTTGTCGGTTAACCCATATCCACGTACATATGTTGTCAATACGCTAAATATCCTTATGATATTTTTATCGCCGCATTTTGGGCATGCGTTGGAATCAGTGCTGAACGAGTGTTCCGATGCTATTTTATTATAATCTACAGCATTGAGTTTATCTACATCAACGCCAATATTGTTTAGGCACGATTTGCAGATGTATTGATTCATTCGAACTGGTATTCTTGATCTCTATCCCCTATGATTATTAATACATCGGCGGCCCTAATAATTTTAATGATCATATCTTTATAACACCCTGATGACGGCCTTAACGTCTGATATTGCGGCCCAGCCCTAAATAATATCCATTGCCCTGGTCTAGCAACTTGATTAGTCCCAGGGCCTACGCCGACGACAAGCCCTTCAACCATCGTGGCGGCTGTTTTGTCATCGATTATCAAATCGCTGGTCGGGACCATCATCACAGCGACATAATCATTACGGACATCAACTTTATGCAGTTTTGGCATTTGCTTCTGGCTCCAGTGACACCATTGTTAGCATTTGTTTGGCATATGTCTTGACGAAGGCCAATAATTCTTTTTCGGCATCCGTCAGGTCTTTCCTTTTTTCCAATACTGACACCAGTGTCATAAGATATACACCATTTTGCCGGCATGTTTGAATATACAGCATGATCCTGCTCTTATAGCTGGAGGCCACAATTAGCATTATTAAGGACACCACTGAAGATATTATAACGGTGGCATACATGATTGCTTGGTTATCCACCATATGTTGCTCCTATGTAGTTACCTTTGGCCAGCTGACTGTGTAAAGCCGCTGCTTGTCATATCAGTGACCGATACTTTGCACAATCTATCATTGAGTTTGACGTCGTTGACCGTAATTGTTCTTTTACGTCCATTTATTGTGATTGTACCAAAGCTCAATATGGCATTTGCGATGCTGTTTGGAACTTCTGCTTCTATAGTAAGTCTTATTTTCTTCACCTTGTTCCCTCACATCTTTGATTTCATGGTCATTGAGGCCATGTTCATTGTCGCTTGAACGTCTTTGTAAGTTGGGCCGTTTCTATTCTTAGCTATATATAATTGCACATCTTTGATTTCATCTCCGGATTTACTGTCACCGATTGGGTTAATGCTGATTAAATAATCAATTGGCATTGCCTTGCCAAAACTTTCCGCGATCTGTGATTGATCTATGCTTTCACCTTTTAGCATTTTTTCATTGCCCGCTCTATTAGTTTGTGTGGCGGTGAAAATGCATGTATTGGTGTTATGCGCCAAACCGCGCGTTTGCGTTGCCACAGCCTTTTGCTTTAAATAGTTATCCACATTATCGGCTTTATGTCTGCCAATTAGTAGTTCAAGGTAATCTATGATTATTATGTCGGGCGTAAATCCTTTATGATGTCTGTGTAGTTCGTCAATTTTTGAATATATTGTGTCGACGTTGATTTCGTCTGGTGGATATTGGACGATGATTACATTGCCACCCGATTCTCGCAGTGCATCTCTGACGTGCAATATTGCGTTCTTATTGGCCATCCTGCATTCTTGGGTGACAATTTTGAGGCCGGATGCTGCACCCATTAACCTGATTGCAGTCTTTTTTGCCGATAGTTCTAACGTAATGTATAATATATGCTTTCCTCTCTTAAGGTTAGCTGCAGCGTTGTTCACTAACGTGAGCGATTTACCTATGCCAGTGGGGGCCATCCAAACCAATACTTCTCCACGGTTTGGGCCTCCGTCATCCAGATAAACATCAAGCTCTTGTATTCCGGTAGTGAATTTTTCCTTGTGCTCCACATCGAACAACGACGGCATATCTTCTAGAAAATCTAAATCTTTAGCTCCTTCTAACTGAATTTTTGCTGCTTCCTCACATATCTTTATGACGTCATCGGAACTACGTTTTTGCTTCAAAGCCGTCGAGAATGTTGGATCCCATAGTTTAACTATTGTCTGCCATTTGGCAAATTCGGTTATTTGCTTATTTACATAATCTATTTTGCGCGGCTCAATTTTATGGCGTATGACATCCATTATTGTATCTGATTCCTCGAGATCGTCGGTCGTCATGATTCTTGATATTGTATCTTCTAATATGTCTCTGGTCGGGATTTGACCACATTCAGCATATATGTCGAATATGTAACTTGCCACAAATTTACATGGTGGGTCTGTAAATAGGTCTCTTTCTAGATGTTTTAATTTTGAGATACACTTGTGCGGATAATCTATGATTAACGATATAATATCTTTTTGTATTGTATTCCCAAATGGCTGCGGAATGTCAGTCTGAGCTTCTTCCTTTAAAGCTGCCGGTATCATAGAGGTTCCTCCATTTTCTCGATGATTAGGTTGACTGTTTTGTCAAGGTTAAAAAGTGGATCATAAGCATCTAGTTGTGCTTGATATATGTATTTATTATCTGCAAACCAGTGTTTGGCCGCCATGGACCAGCACCATATGCGAATTTCTATGATTCCATCATGTTCGCACACTGTACACCGTTTATTTATTAGTCCTTGTGAACATAGGATTCTTATGCCATTGATTATATATAAATTATCAATTGCCCATTTATGACGATCCAACTTAGTGTTTAATACTTCTACTAATAGGTGCATTATTGCAGATAATCTAATTGTTGGCTTATATGTCTTAACCATCGTTTAATTTATTGTGAACTAGGCACATAATATCTCATCTATCTTTTTACATATACTTTCACGTATACTTTCACGTATACTTTCACGTATACTTTCTACACATCTTATTGGCAATTATCTATGATCAGCGTTGATGATGGTATTATTCGCTCCCGCTCCCGCTGCCGCTACCACTGCCGCTACCGCTGCCACTCCCGCTGCCACTCCCGCTGCCACTCCCGCTGCCACTCCCGCTCCCACTCCCACTGCCGCCACCGCAATATGACTCTATTAACGCATTTACCCTTGTTATCTGTGATTGCAAATACGTTTGCGCATAGGTCAAAGCTTCACACATAGTACACAATTCACTCTCAGGAAATTCTAATTTCAACGTATATTGTAGCGTATTGCTGTCGCCAACAATGGCAGCTCGTACGGTAGGTTTCTGTGGTATACCTATCTGATACCACCATCTATTAGATGCATCAAGCCTAACACCGCCGACCGAATATGACTCAAGAAAACCACGTTTGGCTGATTCAACTAAATATATTGTAGTACCAATTGAGTACTTATTGGCCATCATCGTCCTCCTCGATGGACTCTATGTTGTCCATGTTTATATTTGGGCTGATGGTCTCATATTTTTCACGGCACTGGGCGAGAATCTTCTCTGTTAATTCATTATTTGACATCAATAATTTTGCGGCATTAACATACCCATTCCCAAGCCTCGTTTCTTCATGAATCAAAAATGATCCTTCCTTTGTGATTGCTCTGCAACCTATCGCCAGATCTATTATGGAACGATATCTATCAATGCCATATGTTTTACGGGCATCTTTCCCGAAATAAATATATGCGATTGCATGCTCAAATGGTGGAGCTACCTTATTCTTGACGACCTTAATCTGCACCTTATTAGCTACTGCTACGTCCCCCTCCTTCTCGGTCGCTAATCTGCGAATTTCAAGTCTAATTGATGCATAGAATTTAAGAGCCTTCCCGCCAGGTGTCACCGTTGGATCTCCATATCCAAATCCACCTATCTTGTCGCGGGTCTGATTGACAAATATTAGAGCGGTTTTTGACCTACCTAATGCACCCACTATTTTCCTGAATAGTTGTCCCATTAACCTAGCCTGGAGACCGACATATTGGTCTCCGATCTCACCTTCGAGCTCGGCTTTTGGAACCATCGATGCTATTGAATCCAATACTATTATATCTATCGCGTTTGACTTTATTAGTTCATCGATTAAATTTAGAGCTTCCTCGGCACACGAAGGCTGCGATATCACAAATTTATTATCGCTGATATCGACCCCTATATTCTTGGCCCAATCTATATCAAGGGCGTTTTCAACATCTATATATGCCACTGCACCGCCCATTCTCTGGCATTGGGCAACTATTGCCAGAGCTAACGTTGTCTTGCCGGACGATTCCGGTCCATATATCTCTATCATTTTACCCCTGGGTATACCCCATACTCCAAGTGCTTTGTCGAGCGTCATACATCCCGTAGATATAACTTCACACGGCATAGATACTCGAGTCTTATCACTAAGCGTCATGAGGGTGCCTTTGCCATGTTTTGTGTTAATTGCCTCGATTATGCCGCTGAGCGATGGACCTTCTTGCTTTTTAACCATTGGTAGCTCCTGTTGCCCTATTGTCAGACATGCTAGTTTTAAAATACTGCTAACCACCATTACATTTTAGACAAATATAATCTTGGATGGACTAGGTAGAACCAGATAGTCCATAGGGTAACTACAATGGCAAAATCAACCCTTAGCGATAGCGAGGCCAAACTGCTGGACGCTATCAAGAAGCACCTTGGCGGCAGTAACCTACTCCAAGATGAATCATATCTCCCGCAATTCTTATATGAAAATATAAACCAGCAATTTAGACTCGGTGTGCTCGGACTAAGTCACGAAGATGGCATATGTGCATCATTCTACAAAGTTCACGGCGTCAAACATTTAAATAGTCCATTATTTTCAGAAATGCTTGAATGTGAAATGAAATCGCAGGGAATACCGGCCGATCAACGCAAAACTGCCATTGAAACCAAAGAATTAGTCCTGAAGAAACTATTAAAGGAAATGGACGAAAAAGACGCCGGAGTGCACCCAGATATTGATGAAATTAAGAAGGTATCACAACCGCCACAGTATGAATAAATATCACAAAATAATCAGCGAAGAGGGTATTGAAGGCCTCGGGTTAAAAAATGCTCTTGGTCTCGGCGGTAAGATAGCTGGGGCTATGGGTATGAAAGCCATAGGCATGAAACAGCACATATCATATATGCGTAGTCACAGACCAGAATCTGGAACTGGGCTACCTACCACATCTAGCTTCCTATCCATACCGGTGCAAATGAAGTCACGCCACCGGCGGTTTTTTAGTGGGAATATGAATCCCGGCGGGACTGGCATCAGTGGGCATGTTGGCAATGTCAGGGCGCGAAAGTCATCCTAGGTCTCTATGTCAATGATGCCCATGCCATTGCATTTCTTACATTTTGGTCTAGCTTGATCGTGATTGCGGCACATTGGGCATGTAATGGTTCTAGTCGAATATTTCGTGGCCCCGGGCTCTTGGTCTGAAGTGGAAGAATTACGGGCTTTCGTGCGGTCTTGAATATCTTTGTCGGTCGTCCTGACTATTTGGATTACAGTGGTTCCAAGCGGACCAGTTTGCGTGCGCGGGATTACGGTTTCCACTCCTGCACGCCCGGCAGTTACGCCTAGTTCTGTCGTTTCCTCAGATATGGCCCGCTTTAAATTTGGGTCATCCAGTTTGACCTCAGCGACAGCCGGGGTTGGGATAGTGCTGGTTGATGCGGTCTTAGGTCTCTTGGCATCCATTATGCGCTGAGCTGCCGCATGGTCCAATTGCGTGGCTTTAGGTTGGTTAACCACTATGTTTTTATTAGCGGTTGGCGTTATTCCTTGCGCGGGCTGTGTTTGTTCGGCTTCGACGTCCGGTTCCGGTTTAACTGGTGATGGCGGGGTTGCTTTCGGTGACACTATAAACCCATATTTATCCGCTAACTGATGCATTAATTTAATATCGCTTTCATATTTTGCCTGGTTTTTTATGAATGCATCTCTGGCGGATTTTGGGGTCGCCGACTCTATCCATTCGTCAGATATCCATACTGTTATCTTGTTGCCTTCAGGCAATGTTATGACCATGGAAGTATTTAGATTTTCAGTGGAGCCGCTGAAAACGCATACTTTAGGCTGAGCTGGCATAGCTATGTTTACCTCGGAATTTGAAATACATTTAGACGTTAGAGATCAGAAGATCACTATGCCAGAAATCTGTGAGAATTCGAAAAAATTGATTGCAGAAATAGTGAATAATACTATATTAGCAAATAAGATTGAACAAGAACGCATTAGAGTGATGAACGCTAAGCTACAGGTGATCATCGAAATATATAGGGAATTATTGTTATCACCTCATGGCATGTCCGGGCCTGAAATGACAAGCATGGGTAGCACGGATGATTTGCTTGAGATCTTAAAACCCCTTAAAAAATATATAAAACATAGGGGTACGCATGTCTTGAAGTCAAGAAGATTGCACGATGTCAAGATGTTCTACCTTGACCCACTTAGATAGCCATTCAAATCTAAAGTATGTGTTTTCGCATGCTGTTAGAATGCATCTTTAATGAAAATAAGTACGGTTCATTATATCAAGATTTATATGATTTATATGCATTGGCACAAACAGATAATCTAAATGCAAATCCACGGATTTCCGAATTTCTGGCGACGGAAGTCTTCAACAAATTATATAAGGGCGTGGCAATAGCCACAATACAGGTATGCGACACAATGTTTAATTTGCCATCATCTATTAAAATGTATCATCTTAATGAATATACTATCCAGCAGCTGCGTGAATTCATAACTTTTATTAGTGAAACCGCGACTGAAGAAAACCTTACACCACAATGGATTAGAAATGCCGCCATATTAAAAGGCATGAATCCAGCAACCGTCAGAGATAAAGTGGTTGCAATTGACACAATATTAGGCATGATTCATGATAGTGGCAGCATGTTAGACTATATAGATCGCAGCGCTGACATTTTAGACATACTCAATACGCTTGAACATGCGAATACTAAAACATTGGTGAACCATAGTTCGTCATATATAAAGGAAATTGTGTGGTCTGCGTCCCACGGCTTGGTTCATCGAACACCAACCATGATGGATAAGTTGGCCACCATAATAGTTAGAGCAGCCAAAGTCCACGAAATATCAAATGTACGGAGTGGACCTGATGGTGTGTCCCTTGACATATCCATATTTTGCCGTGAATCAGAGTGGGATCATAAAATTAAAACTTCGTTAACGCGTCTTGGCGCGGATTTTGAAATATCGGTGCATGTTAAAATTCTCGAGAGTGGCAGCAATTTATTAGTTAAAAGCGCATATAATGGTTACGTCGCATCATATACTATTGATGGTCTAATTGCAGTTTCTACAATCTATAACATATTGAGCGCCGTTCGCACGTCGGTTGATAAATTCATAGAGATGGATTTAGTGAAGCCGCAAGCGTCAAGCAGGTAGACTCGCATTGATCAATGCGCGTAGTTTAGGTGAATGTTCTCGAATGATCGCTGCGGTACTATGATCATACTTTTTATTATATAGCTGCTCGTATAATTCATCATTTAATGATTTATATTTCTGGTGATGTTGTATCATGCTGCGTCGCGACGCAAGTGCACCCGTGCTGGCATATGAATTCGTAATCACGCCATTGTCTATGGCTATGTATATGCTAAAATGCATAGATTGGTATGGACTTGGTGCACCTAGCTTAAATATATATGTAACCCATATTGTGGTGGCTTTAAACGTATTTATGAAGTCATCATATGGGTTTGGTGCCTTATATTGCTTAGCATAATCTTGGATGGCGGCGATAGCTTTATTCTCGTCGACATTTGAATACCATATGCGATCACTATAAAGCCCACCGGCCCATTCTGTATCATCTAATGCCCTTAAATTCTCTGGAGCATCTATATTGATCGCATAATCAGCCATCTTTTCGTCTCCTTGACCATGAGGTAATTGCGTCAACCTCATACTGGATGTCTACGGCGAAATCTTCAATGGCTTTAATTGTATGAGCATCGAACAGCCGATCTATAATGCTGTCCAAGAGATTCGAATAAATCATTAGAAAGCGTGAATCCGTGCTCACAAACCCTCGATTAACCGCATCCGGTGTGTCTTCAGACCATGGTGAATCAAGATATGTCTCAATGACTACTCCATGATTATCCAAGTATAATATTAAATTGAATTCACTACCAGAGACGGTAATCGTAATGGCCTCGACTGCAAATGCATCATTTGTATCGTCATATGGGTTCATTACTGATTTTTGTAATTTGGCAATATACTCTACCAATTTACGCCTGTCTGGATAGTTCCAATATGCAAATTTATCGGCGCGACCATAGACAATGGGATGATCGTTGAATAATGGAGCTAATGTAACGTCTATTCTTATCTGGACTATGGTCATTTTAACGACCATCTACACCACGTTGTGCTGCCACCCACCAATATGGTGCTTGCGTATAGAAATCGCCAGGATATCCAATAGTAAACCCGTCTTGCATGCTACCAGTACTAAGTTGATCAATCGTCCACGCACCAGCGCCGAACCATCCCCAGATGGCACTCAGCGGCTTGTAAACCATCGTAATGCTGCCATCCACATTGACGCGAACAATTTCGGTTGGCAGTAACCATGTACGGGAACTACCATCATCATAGAGTAAATTTACACTCTGCCCATCATGCGGCATCATGCTAGTGTCCGGCGGAAGCGGCGTCCACGTTGGTTGGGTTGAGTCCTCACGATATCCAAACCAGAAGCACGTCATGATCGGGGTATTGTGCGTCCATGGTGAACTCGGCCGACTTAGCAGACACGTAGTCCAATTGCCATAATTGGGGTCAGTTGAATAGCCATTTGCCCATCGTGGGTCAGCGTCTGGCATATATACATCTCTAGCATATGCCCCGCCACGATAGAAATATGTGGTTATAGTACCGCGCCCTTGCTTCCCAAAACCATTATAGCCTGTGTCGGGGATGCCAGTCCATGTCGAATACCAGGCATCATGCCCTTCGTACCATGTATAGTTTGCGCCAGCGCTGGCGGTGAAGCTAGCAGCCGTTCCGGGGCAGTAGAATAATCTCCCGTCACCCTCTATAAATGGGTATACATGGCCCATACCGCTCAGGCCAGAAGGTTTTTCGTCTTGCACACCGTATCCATATAGATAATCACGCCAGAAATCATCTCCATTGGTCATCCATGCCTGTAGACCGCCATAAAAATACATCGATCCCCACGGTTTTGACCAATATGTACCTTCCATATAGTTGAGCCCCGGGATTTGACCATATGTCTCAATATATTGTGAATAGGCTATGCCAAGGATCCTTTGATTGGTCTGACAGGCGCTTGAGACTGCATAGTTCCGTGCTTGCCTAACGGCTGGGATTAATGTGACAATCATCGTTATTAATGTCGCTACTGCAATCGCCAATTCAAGCAGCGAAAACCCATGGTTGCGTTTATTATGTTGCATTACGCTTCCTTTCACTTGGCTATACTATTTTTGCACTGTTGATCACACTATTTTTGTCGTATTTGAACCACCGTTGAGATCGCCCCGCAGGCATGGATTGACTTAATTGTCCAAGCCACGGTCGGTAGCTACTAGTGCCAACATTGTGTGGCCGAAGGTTGCGGCACGACTTTGGGCCAAGGCAAAAAGGGTTACTATCCACACGGAAATGAAATGAAACAAAAATGAAAAGACACGTCGAACCTAACCCAGGCGGCATAAGCGTTACTATTCTTGAAGTTAACGATGAAGAATTTGACAAACTAGCTGGCATGATGCATGGTCTCGATCATCAGGGTAGTTTAATTGATGATGAAGACATAGAGTCATTCAAAGAAAGCCGTATGATATTGAATATTTCGCGATGCAACGGTACGAGGAAATTGTTTGAAAAGCTCCTAATTGAGACAAAAACTCTTTCCATCCTAGTTGACGGCCATGATTATGGAGTAGGCAATGGTAATAAAGACAGTTTTGGAGAAACACAGTCTTAAAATGGCCCTATATAAAATGGCCGAATGTTTGGGCATTAAACCCAAACCACACAATTTATCCTGCGACATAACCAATATCCATGGATACTATGAATTAATAATATATGTGAATGAAAATGCGTGTGACAAAGAGGCACCTGTGAATGAAAACAACTAAGATTATATCAATTAAACCAGCTGGCCGCCAGAGGGTCTTCAACATACATATGCAAGGTCCGCATCATAATTATATCACATCGCCAAGCCAAGGGCAACCAGTCCACAAGAACTCGCACTCCTGCGCCTATAGCGTAGTGGCGTATTGGACGGCATGGCTTAAAGCACACTATCCAGCTGAATGGTGGGCCTCGGTGGTGAATAACTGCGATAGAGATAAAATAAAGAAATACATTAACACAGCACGCGCCGACGGCATAAAACTTAACTCAATAGACATCGACAACATGGCGTCAACATTCTATGCCGATAAATCCGGCACAATCACAATGGGTTTATCAAGCATAAAGAACATTGGCGACAAGAAAGCCGAGGAACTAGCCAAAATCTCACAAGATAGACTGCAGAAAGGGCTAAAATACTCCAGTATAGATGAATTCGTTGAAATTAACGGCAAAAGCAAAATCGTCATGCAGCGGTTGATTCATCTTGGCGCGTTCAAACATTTACATAACAATACTCACGCAGCTTGGGCTTGGTACTTGTACAAACATGGCAGCGCCAGCGATGAAAAACGCAAAATGAAAGAATTGATCAGAGCTAAAATAAACGAAAGAGACGGATGGACAAAAGATAAGATTGAAGTAGAACGCAAACGACAAATTGAATTCTTCAAGTCATTCCATCCAAAGAAAAAGATACCAGCTAAAATATTAAACTGGGAACCCAATGCCAATAATCTTACGATTGAAGACATGGCTACCATAATACCAGATTATGACGCGCACATTAAATTTGAATTTGAAAGGGAATATCTAGGATACTATATACACTCACCGCTCGATCTATATGTTAAACCGAATAATTGCACACTAAGAGAAGCCCGCGAATATGAACCAGAAGATGAAAATGGGGCCACTATAGCTGGATTCATCGAAAGCTGGACTAAAGCAAAGTCAAAAAACAAAAATAACATCGGCAGAATAACCTTAAATGACGGCATTGAAACGGATAAAATAATCGTATGGAGCGATTGCATAAATATGGTTGACAATACATTACAGAAAGCAATGCATGAAAAACGCCCCGTGAAATTTAGAGTTGAATATGCGGAAAACGAAAGAGACAGTAAAATCTTTCATTCACTAATATATAAGAAAATCCTAATAATCAACGGTCAAGCACGCCCAAACATCCCCATTTTCCTCGATAGAATAACAAATGTCCCAACTGCCTGATAAAACCGGCATAGCCTGCGACTATTGCCATTCCGAGATCAACTATGATTTTGTATACTATTCATGGGACTTCAGACGCATAAGGATGGTTAATAATACTAGATTGACCGGCAATGGAGACATTATATTGTCTATCGACATATGTGATAGATGCATGGATATATTTAAAGATAGGATAAGGGTGGCTTATAAACCGCCGAGCGGTAATAATATATATTGCGATATATCTGGCGCACAAATACCTTTAGATAATTCTGAATATTATCTATGCAACGTCACTGAAGTAAAAATTAAATTCTCTGACGCCAAACTTATGTGCGTCAAATGCAACAATCCAATGGTGGAAAATCAACCATGTGGTAAATGCGGCTCACTGACCGCCGATTTCAAGGCCACCATAAATGCTGACGACAAGTATTTAGAAATTGTGTTTAGCGATCGTATGTTTAGCATGTTGCAATACAGTGTAAATAAAGCTTAGGGTGAAACCATGCCAGACACAGAAACACCATGGGATCTAGTAAAGGTTAATATAGGAGGTATTATGATAGATGCCAGACCAATTAAATGGGATGGCAACCCCATAGATAATGAAGGTCGAATGGCCACCGGCATAATGGTAAGACCACTATTATATATGACCACTTGCCCACATTGCGGTCAACTAATTGAATTTAAAGCTAACCACAAAACAGCCAAATGCCCATCATGCGGCAAAGGTGAAACATTCATAGAACCCATCCTAGACGAACAAGCGTTCGAACCATTCCTTGAATGGGTAGACATAGATCTATCAATATATAGGAAGGATGTGGCGTGAAATATATTCTCGGAGGCGGCCTTATAGGATTGATCGCCAGAGACATATTGGGGCCATCATATAAATTAATCCCAATGGGTCGCAGCCTATATTATTCATGGAATCCACCCTTAGCCGACAACCACATCATAAAAGGTGAAGACATCGACGAGTATATAGCACAATATGCTACCATACCGTTATATATCAAACATGCATTCACCCTGGGCGGCCATCTAACAAATGACATGACATTATTGCCGGATTGGCTGAATAAGATGCATGACAATAAGCCACAACCACACTGCGAAATATATTACAAAAGCCACCTTGAATACTGGGCTATGGGGGACTGCCATAAAATATATAAGAGCTTACAGTCTAAATATAAAAATGAAATCGCAGACGGCATATCGAACGGTAACGCAAAAGCGATTGACTGGCGAAACCACATCATTAAGACTGATAAACAGTCATTCCAATATGACAATCTACTAAGCACGATACCGCTAGACGCCCTAATAGCCATGGCGGGCATTAATGTTCATTTATCAGCCTGTGATACATGGTATTATCACGTCGAGACGCCGTATTTGGGCTTCGAAGGTAATTATGGGGTATTGGTGGTCGACAAGAGCTTGCCAGATATATTTAAGGCAATCAAAATAAGCGATAATAATTATATATTCATGGCCAATAGACAATTAAAACTACCCGGGGCGTTCTTTCACCTATTCATCAAGGATTTCAGGTTGATAGCCGAAACATCCGTCCCAAGATCAATCCCATGTGGCTTAATTCAAGAAATAACCGAGTTCACGGACGGCGGGATTAAGACAATTGGCAGCACAGCTTCGTGGGATAGCTGCCAGGATGTTGGCACATGCATTAAACGCCTATTAAAAATGCGCAATGGATAAAATCGCACAACTTAAATTAATTAAAGATTCATGCCAGCACTGTGGCATGTGTCCACTGGGCCACAATAAGCCCGAAGGCAAAGACCCACACGTCTTTAGCAACCTAGACTTGCTCCAACTTCCAAACATCATGGTCGTTGGTCAAAATCCAGGATGGAATGAAGTCTTGCAAGGCACACCATTTGTTGGTGAAGCTGGCAGGAATTTTGACAAAGAACTCGAGAAAGGTAGCGTCGACCGCAGTTCACTATATATCACCAACATCGTCAAATGCCACACACCGGGCAACGCCAAGCCCGACGACAATAACATCAACATGTGCAAATCATATTTGAACCTTGAAATCGGCATCATAAAGCCAAAATTCATAGCCACACTTGGGTCCGTAGCTTTTAAAACATTATGCCCAGACATGAACTATAATGACAACATAGGGAAACTCGTCAACAGCACCGTCTTCCCATATAAGATATTTGCCATATTACATCCTTCTCCATTAAACCTGGCCGACCCAGCAAGACGTAAAAAATTCGTCAAATGCATGAATTATTTCACACGCATGGTCCAATATATCATAACGCCCTTTTGACCTCCTCGAAACGCTAGCAAATATAATGCGTGATAATCTCAAGTGTTTTCATACCCAAAATCCTCCCAGCATTACCGCGCTATTCAGCATCTCATGCTTCATTTCCAACCGCCATATATGCACAATATCGCAACGTTAACAGCAACGACATAATAGAATACGCCGACAATTTGAGCCGTGTACACGTTCCACCAATGAATCCATATGATGATACCGATGATAAATTTGTAAATGCATCCATATTGCTTTGCTGCCATGGATGTATAGGCCATGGCCAGACTTTGTATGTTACTTTAGCGGACAATGGCATAATTACTGACGTATATAGCACGAGTCGTGACGTGGCACGTGATCATTTCGATTGGTTTCAGATAGCCAAAAAACATATTGGACGCATACCTGACACAGAATTTTTTACAATCATTCAACACATCGAATCTATTTAGCTTGCATTTTGACCTTCTTGAAACGCTAGCAAATATAATGCGTGATAATCCCAAGTGTTCTCATACCCAAAATCCTCCCAGTATTACCGCGTTACCCAGCATTTTATGCTTCATTTCCAACCGCAGTATATGCGCACTATTACAACGTCAGCAGCAACGACATAATAGAATACGCCGACAATTTGAGCCGTGTACACGTCCCACCAATGAATCCATATGATGATACCGATAATAAATTCATAGACGCATCCATATTGCTTTGCTGCCGTGGATGTGTAGATATTACTTTAGCAGACAATGGCGCAATTACTGACGTATATAGCACGAAACGTGACATGGAGCATAATTATTCTGATTGGTTCCAGATAGCTAAGAAACATGTTGGACGCACGCCCAACCCAGAATTTTTTACAATCATTCAACACATATCGAATCTATTTAGTTTGTATTTATACTGATTACATCTAAGTCGCCATCAATTATCTCTCTAATTGTATAGTACTCACCGTCAGAGCACAATAATTTGTGATCTAAAGTGGTTTTTAGAGTTACACCATTGCCAAGTTGAACCTCATATATCTCCTGCAATCCATTATCTATGGTTTCAACCATTTCGTTAATGATCGGCTCGCGATCATAGCTTAATAGATGGAACTTTCTGGGGTTCTTATGCAGTTCACCAATCGTCGTTGACTCGCCAGTCTTGGGATCAACTATAACCGTATCCTCGCTAAGGCATTTATTGAAGGCATACCTGCCGAAGGTTTCCATTCTTTTCCAATATTCTTCAGCCCAGGTAGCCCCGAGAGTCTTGGTGGCCCCTTTGATCCATTGCTCTTTAATTGGCTTGAGCTTATGCGTCCATTTCTTGGCCACAGCCTTACGTGCGGCCTCTGCCTCGGGGGCCGTAAACCCACCGAATTGTCTCCAGGCTTGAGCCAGGGCCTCTTGGAAGATAATGATCCCCAACGTATCTTTTAGCATCTTGGCCATCTCAGGATGCTCTTCCTGCACCCATGTCTCTTCTGTATCATTCCGTCTTCTGACGTAATCAGGGATCATGTCAATCGGGCCAGGATGCCCGAGAGCGTTGAAAATTTGTAGGTCTTTGAAGTCGTTTACGCCGTTCGCCAGTGCACCGCGTTGAATGTCTGTCTCAAACTGGAATACCGTTTCCAATCGTAGCTGGTTGATCATTTCGAACGTCTTCTCATCATCCATCTTGATGAAGTGTTTATTGTTGTCTGCGTCATAATAATATCCTAAATGCTTCTCGTTGGGGTCCATGCCATCCCATGGTATGACGTTAAACCTTATATTGTGATTTTTGGCGATTGCGTTGCAGCATTCATAGATATATTGTAGAGTTCTGAGTCCTAGGATGTCCCATTTCACGTACCCAAACTTTGACAATTGGGCGTTGCGCCCTTCGGTCCACGTGCTGACTTTATGCCCGCTGGTGATGGCCATTGGCACATTGCCATATAGGGCATTGTTTGATATGATTAGTCCTCCGGCATGCATGGATAGGGCCTTCATCTTGCCTATTAGTCTCACGGCCATGTCGACGACACTGGTCGTGTATTCATCTTTGTGATAGTATTGCGCTAATTCTTCGAACTTCTCTATCGCCATGCCGATAGTTAGGCCGTCTTCAACTTCCGTACATCCGCATTTGCATTTTGTCTTATCGTGTTTCTTTTTGCACCTGATGCACGCGCACATCCCATTTTCTTGTATTTCATCGACGTCATCTGGCATTGTAGTTGTGGCGTCGAGGGCTTCCCTGAACCTAATGTTTCTAATATTGTCTTGATCGGCTTGGCCTGATTTCTGATCTGATTTCTGATATGGGCTTAAAGCTTTTGCTACATCCTGAATTGCGGATCTGAATTTATAGGTTTGATATATCGCTACGCTGCATACTTTATCTTCGCCATATTTCTCGCGAGCATATTCTTTTATCTTCTCTCTGGCTGATGGAAGATAGTCGCAGTCTATGTCAGGGTAATCCGTCTGCTGTATCCAGATGTGTTCAGTGCTTGGCCTGACGGACGTCATACCCAATATCCATGGCAATATTAACCCGCTTTTATTTGTATGATATCTATATTTCTCATTATATTGTTGTGCAAACCCTCCATTAGCGCCCTGTTTCTCAAATTCAGCGATCTCAACCTTTAATTTCTTGACGTGTACATCATCTAGATTTTGCTCCTTAGCCTTTTGGAGCGCTAGCATCTTTAAATCAGACCATTCTAATTGGGGCATCCTTGGCTTCCCTTATGATTTCGGCTTGGCAGTTTTGCTGGGCTTTGGGGCTGGCTTTTGGGCTGGTTCCGGGGCCGGGGCTGGCTCCGGGGCTGGTTCTGCATTCGAAACCGATTTCTCCGATGAGACGCCGTTCTTCATAATGCTCTTCAAAGTCCTCTGGCAAATAACAAATCCTTTATCTCTCACGGATGAAGACACCTTGATCACGCTATATGTATCCAGCTCATTCCTGACATCTTTGATTAACATCTTATTCACTTTTGGATTCCCAACCCACTCATCATCAACTTTGTTTAATAACGGTCTGACATGTTTTGACGTTGTGTTAATAGTCATCTTATATCCCCTATATTCCGGTTTAATACGCTTGGCTGCCAAAAGTATGGCTATAAGGTCTAGTTGATTTCTAGTAAATCCTATTAATCGATCCTCCGTCAAAATCATGACCCTAGTTGTCTTGCCATTCGATGCTTCAATGTGGCTAACTATATATCCCACATTATCTTTCAAATCACTAATCACGCTTATTTTTGTGTACTCCATGATTGCTTCCTTACTTCACTGTACTTTTACCTCTATTAATGCCTCTAATGGCTTCAAATCGTCGTTTGATTTTACGACCTTCATCAATATCTCAGTATACTTATTATAGGCAGCCATAACTTCATTCGCCTGCAATAGCGCATCGGCCGCCTCAACGTCATCAGCGGCCATCTTGTATTGCTCGGCAAATGCCGTCGCGATGGATCTCTGAATTAAAACAGCAGCCTTAAACACATCATTAGAAGCACTCTTCCCGCTTATAATGCAATCATATCCATCTATTAATATATTAGCAACCGTGGCCATTATCTTATCGCTCTCATTGCCGACCAATTTAAATAGCAACACCGACGAGCGCTTCAGACAGCATATGGCTACCGGCAAAAAGTTTTCCTGGTTAGCTACTTCCACCATCTTCGTGTCTCCCTACCACGTTTATCCTTAACTACCTCAACAGTAATGCGACACTTGACCAGTTTAACACCTTTAAGATCTGGCATATGGGGGCATGGATATGCTACCTCACGGATATTATTATATACAAACTGTGGTACACACCATCCTATCTGCCCGTCGCTCCATCTCCCAGTCCAACCATATGCTACTGATTTATTTTTATCGCGAGCCATGATTCACTCCAGTTTAATGTTTAGAAGCTTTCCGCCTCGACTCTCACTCAGAAACCTATCAAACGACAAACCCCACGCAAGTGGATCAAGGGACGTAATCCCAAGAAGATAGCACACTAACGAACCGCCAACGCTCCCCCTCGGTCCTACCGGGCTACGCATGTTCACAACGCTATGATTCACTAAATCCTCAGTTATCAAGAAATAACTCGAAAAATTCTTGTTTTCGATCCGTCGCAATTCTATGGCCGCCTGTTCAGTATATGTAACCATCCTATTATCCATCAAATATCTCTTCTTGATGTTGTTAAGCCCACGTTTGGCAAGTTCACTCTTTACTTTAGCCACCAGCTTACCATAAGCATTCTCATAATTAGGCACTTTGGGAGACTTATCCAACGTATAAGTCTCACATTTCCGAGCTACCTCCAAAGTATTATCGCACATATCATTAAAATGCCAATCCTTAACATGCTCATGGTATTTATTTGACTTAAACGTATCCCACAACTCAGCTCTGGTTTTAAAATACTGTTCGTCTGTCTTGGAGTAAAACAACTCTGGATCGTTTATCGAAGTTTTCTGCTTTGTAGCCATCATAATTCGCTGCAATATGGCGTCGCTTTTGGACATATAATGCGTATCGTTTGTCAACACCTTTTTGATGCCGTATTCGTTGGCATACGAATTGAGAATCCAAAATATCATATAGTCATCTATCTTGCCATCCTCATGCGGCAAGCATGGCATCTGCAACTCTATATAAAAATCATCGCCGAACAACTCCCTGAATTTTAGGATATGTTTCTTGACAGCATCCGAGTCTCTTCTCGCCGCCATAAAATCCTGATACCTGCCATATTTCCGTATCTCATGTGAGATCAAACCATTCAAACACCCACTTAATACAATCAATCCATCTTTAAACTTTATTAAATCATCGAAAGTAATCCTAGGATACCCGCGGAATTCATTTTGCCACGCATCAGTGGCCATACAAATAAGATTTCTGACGCCGACGGCATTTTTGGCCAATATGGTGATATGTCTATTCTTGGCCACCTGATCATATATGTCCAATATCTCACGCTCGCCAGAATCCTTGGCCTGATTTATCGCAAATCCCTTACTCTTCAATAGAGCAACCAATTCATCACGCCTTCTTGCTGAATCATTAAAGTACATCTCTATACCTGGAATATACTTTATACCGTGCTCAATGGACGCAAAATGCGCATCGGGCATCGAGGCTAAATTGCCATGCTCGGTTATAGCCAGGGCTGGCCACCCTCTTGTCTTACACTCGGCAAACATTTGATCAGGGGTGGCGACGCCATCCAACAGACTATAAACACTGTGCACGTGAAGGTGCACAAATCCGGCTGGACCATCATAGGGCATGCCCTTAAAATACTCAAGACATACCAGGAAAACCTTCCTTACGTCGCCTCTCGAAAATGCCTCTATCCTTAGACCACAACGATCTGGCTTTGGCTAAATATGCGGGCCTAGGTTTCTTCAATCTATGCCAATTAAGATGCTCATGCGACAAATCCTGCCTCTGCCATAATATGCCAAGAGACTTAGTGACCTCATACATCTCACGATCACAGAAATAATGATAATATTCATGCCAAAATGGACCATTGCCATTATATATAGACTTTATAAACTTACGGCCCATCCATGGACTCCCACATATCATACGTATAACTTCCTGATTCCAATTGTCACCAACCGGCTGCATAACTCCATACAGATCCTTAAACCTATCAGTGAAAGACCTAGCTATATCATCCTTACTATGCCTATCAGGATACATATCATCCCCAGCGGCTATGATAATGTCAGCATTAGTCATATCACATAATTTCTTGATGGCGCTTGGATATCCAGCATAATTAGATTCATATATTACCACATCCGCTCTCGCTTGATGAGATCGATCGTCAAATAACACAGCTGTCTTATAGCCCAACCCACTCCACGCCCTAAGGCAATCTGCGGCCTTTACCGGGTCAGCCGATGGGAAAACACACCATATTTCCATAGTTTATCCTAGATTATTTTAAACCACTTGATAATCTCGTTTACACTATCTGGACTACATAAATCCCATGGTTTGGGTATTTTTGGCTTCACAGGATATTTTGCCCAGTTAACGCAATGTTTTACCCCATCAATGCTATATTCTGGTGGAATTAACCATGTATGTTTTTCTGGCGGAACTAGCCATGTGTGATGTTTGATGTCAATGACGCGCATAATCATATTATTATATGTAATAGATATGTCAAAATGTCGCCCAGATATTAGAGCGCTATATGTATAAAAATCATTGTGATGAGCTGTATACCCATAGGTTTTGCAGATACAGCCAGCACTGTGCTCTATGGTATTTAGCACTGTACTAAACGTCGTATCAATGTCTAGAGGGTCTACTAGATACATTCATTTTTTCAGTCGTCTTAAACCATGCAACCATTTCATTTACACTAGTGGGATTTGATAAATCCCACGAAGTCCAAGCCGTGAGTCTTACGTGTGCACGATGTCTATAATTATTAATGCTTACCACTCGCAAAATCGCGTTATGATATATACAATGCATCATAAGGTGCTCCCCTATTAGTGTGACAGTATATTCATTGTGATTGGTGCGGCATTGCGCACTGAAACAATCAATGCAAAATATTCCTGGCATGCAGATAGCATTGGGGCAGGTATAATTTGTGTTGGACGTTATAGCATGTATTGCCGCATTAAGTACCGTGTTGCCTGTTTGCCCTAACCTCAAACGACCGCATTTACGTTTCATTCACATGCCTCAGCGGCAATCAAACATCCCTCAGCGACCGCAAACAAAGTCCTGGGATGAACAATGACCTCAGTAACCACAAAAGGCAACCGCATGCCGCGCAAAACCTTCTCAAAATATGCCCCAAATCCAATAGGCATGGCCGTCCCACCCGCCAGAACAAATGGCACCTCCAACACTTTAGCCTTATCAGGATTGTTCACGAACCCATCAATAATTCCCTTAACGACATTTTCAATCAACACCTGATAAGCCACAGCCACAGCTTGATCGACCCTATCCATGCTGGCTATCGTCTTGGTTAAATCGATAGCCTCTTTACGTTTACAAATAGTTGTTGGAGTCTCTTGGCTACGCTTATCGGGCCTATCAGGATCATATCCAAACTGCCTAGCTGCCTCGATATCTATGTAATCTCCAGATCCAACCAGCGCAAACTCAAAAATCGGCATCTTCGAAATATAGTATCCGACGTTCACCATCCCCGCACCAAGACTAATGGATATTACATTGTCCTTCTCACTGGCTATGGCCAGCGCCCTGGACTCGCTAATATGGTTTGCTTTGATGTTAACTTGTGACCTCTTATACCCATCTATAATCATTTGGACAATTTTCTGGTGCATCTGCACGTTTACTTGTTTATTAATGGCATTTGAAGGTACGCAATAATATATCAAAGCATCCTGCTCGAGTTTGCCCATTATGGCATGGACTATGGAGGCCATCAGAGCTATGGCTTCCTGCTCTCGGCTTATAGTTCCATCCGCCATTGGCCGCCGCAAAGTTGAATTCACAGCATATGCAAACTGTTCGGCCTTACGCCCAAGAGCATATATCCTTCCATCCCTGTCAACGAAGGGAATCTGTTGTTTTGTCAATAACTGTTTTGTGAATGCGTCAGGGTTGGGGAATTCGTAGAATCCATTGATCTCATGTTTAAATATTGGGCGACCATCCTCACCCCTACGGGCTGATACGATTGTTTTCGTGCCTATATCAAGGCCTACTTTTAGCATCTTTAGCTCCGTTTCAAACTTTCATAGCCTTTTTAATCTTATCTACACATTTGTCAATATATTTTTCAAAATCACATATAGGGTTTGCGACGTCGTATTCGGTTGATTCAAATATAATCCCTCTATTATTTAAAACGCCATAAATGATGGATGTGCCATCAATCATGAACAATATTACATATGATTTCGACGCCTTTGCAGTATAGACTACTAGACCATCTAAATCACATGGATTTGTATCAAGTTTAATGTCAGGTATTTCATCTCGCAATCTTGACGTTATCATTTTTATCACTTGGTGCATAAAATATATTTGGTTCTATGGGTTATGTTATTCCTGACGATTCTAAATTTATAGTTTTGCAGTGTGCCAACCATATATTGCAGCATTTTGTTGGCGATGTTAATGTCATATGTTCCGTAAACACCGAATTTTCCCTGGAAGTCCATGTCTGTGAATGATTTAACCGGTTCAATCATTAAATCGTCTTTGAATTTTGCGCATACTGGTAGTGAGTCAATGACCCACCATAAGTCTGGTAGGATGTTCCACCATGTTCTGGTGTTAGGTTCTTTATATTCTATGTAGTATATGATATATTTAGCCGTCTTTGCCAAAGTTTGCTTTGATTTCTGGGGCATTGTTTATTGCATCCTTGATGTCTAGCGTTATTTGCTCTTGTGTTTGTTGGGCTTGGACTTGTTTGCTATTTTGTGTCTTAATGTCAAAATACGATTGTGGTTGTGTGATTGATTGAGCGTTTGATTCGATGGTTTTCCCGATATGTTCAATCGTGCCGGATATGTTTACATTGATGGTTATCGTGGTTGATTTTGAGAATATTTTGCGGAGCCAATTTATCATGTTATATCTACTGCCAGTTATCTTACGGATTTTGGATGGAGACTATCCCTTTGTTGCATCTTCCACTCATCTTAATTCTTATTCTATCTTATTTATCTTATCTTGTTGTGGAAGAGTTTAAGCTCAAAAGATAGGGAGGCAAAGTCCCTGGATCTTTGCCTTTTCCTCTTTTGACTATCCTTTTGGGATAGTAGCTCGCAACATTGAAGATCAAGAGATCGATTCGGCACCCTTTTAGCTTTATGCCATGGAATCGAAGCGTAAGTAGGGTGGTTTCGTTTCCCTTGACCAGGTCTAGGCCCGTTGCACCATACTACTGGGTGTAGCATGAATTTTAACCCTTGTGGGGATGCAGTCATATGGCAGGCCCCATAGTCTCGGGGGGATCCTACCGGGCTCTCTGTCAGACCTGGATTTTCAGCCACTGATGTTCTCATCTATGGCTGGCAAGACTCCGTGGGTTTATTTATGTCCAGTGCCCTATATCCATGAGTGGATATATCCTCCTGGCTAACCCTTGTTAGGGTTGCTTGCCGTGACCGATGGAGGTTTTGGACTCATTCGTATTATATAGCAGATTGTTGACATTGATTGTAGATGCATATTCATCGAGAACATTTGAGTGAGCTGTTGGAGAGATTGTGATGGTCTGGGGTGATGGGTTAAATGAGATGTAGTTCGTTTCCAGGAGAGTTGGTTCTGTTATGATGTCTACGAAGGGGATTGCTTGTTCTATTGGGATTACAATCCATTGTTTGTGCATGTTTAGGCGTTGTTTGAATTCTTGCGTTAGTTGTTGCGCTAGTTGTGGATTTAGTTGTTGGTGGTACATTTTTCTCTTCTATGTACTAGGTGATGGCGATTGTCTTTAGTTGTCTTTTATATACGTTGACGGGGTGCGTAATTATTTGGCTGTCAATTGCTTGATGATTGATTTCAACGATGGTGGAATTCTTTGTCTGGTGGCGTATTTTTAATTTGGGTTCTGAATAGTTATGTTTCGTCAAACATATTATCGTATCATTTTCGGGGGATTTAACAGGAGATGTTCGATGACGACTTTTGTGACTGGTTCTCCGATTCAGACCGTGAGTGCGACGCCAAATCAAGTGAAAGTAATTGAGAAGCCAGTTGAGAAGCCAGTCGAACCAATCGAGAAGACTGAAACAGAAAATATAGTTGTAATCAAGAGAGATGGATTCACAAAACAACCGTTCGATAAATCCAAAATAGATAGAGCTATCCAGAAAGCCTTCGCCGAACTGAACAAAAGAATAAACGGCGACTATATCGATTTAATCAACCTAATATCAACGCACGCCTGCGACGTCGCACGCATCTCTGGCGACAAAATCACAGTCGACCAAATCCAAGCCATCGTCAAAAGAGACTTAATAAAATCACAATACCCAGACGTGGCCGAAGCATACATCATTTACGCTTCTAAGCGCGACGAACTTAGGAAAGCCAGGCTCGTGCCTAGCAAAGACATCATCTCAGATTACATCCAAGCTTCAAGATATGCCAGGCATGATGCGAAATTAAAAAGGCGTGAATTATATAAGGAAACTAACGACAGAGTCCGTAAGATGCATATAGATAGATATCCAATGCTTAAAGATGACATCAATTGGGCTTTTAACATGATCGATCAAAAGAAAATCCTACCAAGCATGAGATCCAGACAATTTGGCGGGAAAGCCATTGAAGTCTGCCATGCCAGACAATATAATTGTTCATTCTCACCCTGCAACCGTCCCGAATTCTTCCAGGAAGCCCTATATTTGCTGCTTGCCGGATGCGGGGTCGGGTTTAGCGTTCAATTTCATCACGTCGAGCAACTTCCGGCTTTGAAGGTCGTTGATAGGTTCAAAGTTAAACATTTCAGTATCCCCGATACGATTGAGGGATGGTCTGAGTCCCTTGGTGAGCTTATCCAGAGCTATATTAAGGGGCATTATGTCGAGTTCAATTATTCTAGAATTAGGGATCAAGGGATGCCGTTGGTGGTGAGCGGTGGGAAGGCTCCTGGGCATCTTCCTTTGAAAGAGGCTTTGGACAGGATTCGCGTGGTGTTGGATGGTGCTCAGGGGAGGCAGCTTGAGCCGATTGAGTGTTGTGATATTACTTGTATGGCTGCTGACGCCGTGTATTGCGGTGGGATTCGTGAGGCGGCTTTGATTTGTTTGTTTTCGTTTGATGATCCTATTATGAGGGTTGCCAAGACTGGGAATTGGCATCAGACGCATCCGTGGCGTGTTAGGTCGAATAATAGCGTTGTTCTGGTGCGTAAAGAGGCTAGTAAGAATCAGTTCATGCGGGTTTTTAAGTCCATTAAGGAGTTTGGGGAGCCTGGATTTTTCTTTACGGATGATCCTGATTATGGGTGCAATCCGTGCTTGACGGGCGACATGAAGCTTGTGACTCCCGGTGGTTATAAGACGTTGCGTGAGTTGTGGGAGAGCGGCGGTCGCCATGAGTATTCGAAGGATAAGCCAATTGGCAGTTATGGTACGATGAAGATCATTAATAGGCATGGCATTGTTGATGCGTCAAATGTGTATCGTACCGGTATGGATGATGTGTATAGCGTCGTTCTTTCTGGCAATCATGTCATTAAGGCGACGGCGAATCATGAGTTTATTGTGCTTGATGGTGGTTTTGAGGTTCGTAGAAAGTTGAAGGATTTGAAGCCTGGCGATAATTTGTTTATTAAGGATGATCCTTTTGGTAGGTCGATTAGGTGTAGCGTTGATTATATTAGGGTGATTGTTCCTTGCGGCGCGGAGGAGACTTTTTGTCTTACTGAGCCGGTTAATCATGAGATTATAATTAATGATATGGTGATTGGGCAGTGTTGTGAGGTTGGGATGAATTCTAAGTTGGTCATTACGCCAGAGACGAAGGCTTGGGTTGAGGAGTGGGCGGCCAAGAGTGGGCGGAAGATTCCTAAGCTTAAGATAGGGCAGGTTTATTGGGGTTTTCAGTTTTGTAATTTGACTGAGGTTAATGCTTCCGCTTGCAAGACGCCGGATGAGTTATATGAGGCTGTTAGGGCTGCGGCGTTTGTCGGGACTGTGCAGGCTGGGTATCAGGATTTTCCGTATCTTGGCTGGGTCACCGAGGCCATTACGGCTCGTGAGTCTTTGCTTGGCGTGTCGATGACGGGCATAATGGATAATCCCACGGTTGCGCTGGATCCTGAGGTTCAGAAGACTGCCGCTCAGACTGCCATTGAGGAGAATATGAGGGTTGCTAGAATCATTGGGATTAATCCTGCGGCCAGGGTGAGCACTGTGAAGCCGAGCGGTAGTGCGTCTTTGCTGCTTGGATGTTCCGCTGGGATACATCCGCATCATGCTCGTAGGTATTTTCGCAGGATTAGGTCGACTCCTGATTGCTCGGTTTATCAGGAGTTTAAGCGCGTGAATCCGCATTGGTGCACTAAGATTAATAGGACTAAGGAGCTTATAACTGTGCCGGTTCAGGCTTCTCATGGTGCGATGATCAGGAAGGATTTGACGGCCATTCAATTTCTGAAGCATGTTCTGAGCACTAAGCTTAATTGGATTGACGCTGGGACTGCTAGACCTAGTTCGAGTCCTGGGTTGACGCATAATGTGTCTAATACTGTGACTGTGAAGCCGGATGAGTGGGATGCGGTTGCTGAGTTTATTTGGCAGAATAGGCAGAATTTTGGTGGGGTTACTTTATTGGCTTATGTTGGCGATAAGGTTTATGAGAATGCTCCATTTGAGGAGGTCGTTACTGAGGCTGATGAGGCTAGGTGGCAGCATTTGATTAAGAGTTATAAGGCTGTTGATTGGGCGTGTTTCAATGAGGAGGTTGATGGGACGAGTTTGGCTGGTGAGGTTGCTTGTGCTGGTGGGGCTTGCGAGTTTAGTACATAATTGTGGTTGGCAAAAATAATTGGTTGAAGAGGTGTCGTTATTAGGGTAACAAACGGTCAGGAGTGTTCAATGGCGCTTTCTAAAACTCTTAGTACGGCGACGATCACCCCTGTGGACCCTGGCATTGGGGTCCCGGCGAAAATTGAAGTAAAGCTCTTGAATGATCGTGGAAAGCCATTTCTCGCAGCATGTGTGGTTGAACCATTACTCTTGTCCGGAAGCGGGGCATTCGATAGCGCTAAGATGGTGTATGTGGGTAGTGGGGTCTATGAGTGTCGATTTGTGCGTGAGGGGACGGATGCTGTACGTATAGGTTATCGAGTTAGTGTGGTGTCTTGGCAGCAGTTGGCGGCAACGACAGATATTTCGGCGATTGTAGAACCTCCGCCTCCACCGCCTCCACCGCCTCCACCGCCTCCACCGCCTCCACCGCCTCCACCGCCTCCACCGCCTCCACCGCCTCCACCGCCTCCACCGCCTCCACCGCCTCCACCGCCAGACACTGGGTGGACGGACATCTCGCCAATCGTAGGCGTGAGTCGGCAAATTTATGTGTCATCCAGTACCGGTAACGATGCCAATAATGGAAGCTCGGTTTCGCCGGTCAAAACGATCGCCAAGGCGTTGACATTAGTCCGTGACGGATTACCAGATCAGGTTCTTTTGCGCTGTGGGGATTCATGGACCGAAACGTTGCAGGGGTGGAGCCTCAGCGGTCAGGATGCCACCCACAGATTCGTGGTCGCAACTTATGGTAGTGGGCCACGTCCAATCCTACGATGTGGGGCTAATGAGGGTCTGACACGTGGGGCAAATGTGCATGACGTGGCATTTGTGGGCCTTGACTTTTATGCCCACACTAGGGATCGATCAGTACCGGGGTATAGTAATGCTGGTGGTGATGGCGGGATATTCTGGCTTGGTACAGCTAGCCGGTTATTGTTTGAAGATTGTGTATTCAGGTGCTTTACAGGTAACGCGCTACAGTATGTGGTTGCGGGAATTAGCTTCCGCCGTTGTATGTTCCTAGATATGTGGAATTCTGGTGCTCATTCACAGGGTATCTATATGGGTTATCCTGGTGATGGGACTAGTGGTGGTCCGACAGGTATACTTATTGAGGAATGTTTATTTGATGGCTGTGGTTGGGCATGTGACGCAAGCCTTGCTAGCGACAGGAACCATTCAATATATCTGAACAACGCCTGTGGATTGGACGACGCGATCGTTAGAAACAATATCATTCTACGCTCGTCTAGCCACGCTATGCAAGTCCGTGCTGGTGGATCATGTACAGGTAACCTGTGCGTACAAAACCCGATAGGAATTCAAGTCGGTGGTGGTGACACTCCCAATCCTGGTGGAGTTCTTGGTATTGTGACGGACAATGTGATTCTTGATGGTCAGGATATTCCTGCAATCCGGCCGTTGGCGTTCGGGATTATTGGTGATAATGTTCGCGCTTTGACTGCGAGCCGGAACGTGATTGCTCATGATCGTAGTGCGTCGCCTTATGGACGTGGGTTTGATTTAGGCGATTCAATTGGTACGACCTCAGACAATATAGTGTATGATTGGCGCAACCCAGTGCAACACTATGGGACCCCACGAGTACTTGCATATGCGTCTAATGATTTTCAGGAGGTTCGTGCGGGTGAGGCGTTGGTATGGCTTGAAGTTGGCTATGGTGCTGCGACGTTCGCTGGCAATAAGTATTGGTCACCATCGATACAATTCTACGTTAACGGGTCATTACTTAACCAGACTCAGTGGGCGCAAATCGATCGCACCGCAACGTTCACACGCATAACCTACCCGGATCCTAATCGTTCGTTGGCGAGCGTTCTGGGTGTAGCTGATACTGCGGCTGCGGCGGCGTTGCTGCGTAGCAGGGGTCGTGGGCAGTGGCCGCTGAATCAGACTGCGGTGGCGATTAATGCGGCGATTCGCGCTGGGTTTGGGCGTTGAGGCAAAGATATTTTGGTTGATGTTGGTGTTTGAGCGTTAGTGACGTTAGTGACGTTAGTGGTGTAGTAGTGTTGGTTTTGCAGCGTAGGCTGCGGAAGGAGTAGAAGATGAGCGTTGCTGATAAGTTTACGTCTGTTCGTGTCTTGATTGACGAGCACAATAAGGCGATTGGTGACAAGGAGAAGCCAGGGTTTGTGGACCCTGGTGATTTTATTGCATGTATTCAGGTTGCTGGTGGGACTAGTGATGATCGTTTGAAGAGGTTTAGTTATGAGGATATTTTGCGGTGTTTGCCGACTGTGGAGTTGGGTGGCGGCAAGAATAATATTCAGCCGGTTGCTTTGGCTAAAGATATTGCGGCTATATTTCGCGGGAAGGACGAGGAGCCAAAGAAATATTATAGCCATAATCGTGTGGAGGCTATGTCTATTGACGAGTTGGTTAAGGCTTTTGATCCACAGGAGCATGATAATGCTATTGGGCGTCGTTTGAAGTTGATTAGTCGTGGTGAGCCATGCGTTGTTTTTGAGTCTGGGAATTCAGTGAATGTGCAGTTGTCGGGTTTGTTGCTTCGGGAGATTAAGCAGGGGATGGCTGGCCGTACGTTGATTAATGGAAAGCGTGTCTATAAGGTTGGTGAGCTGCCTAGTATTTTGGTTGACGAGAATCCATTGTATCCTGGGAGGCATTTGCGGTTGGATGATAATGGTGATTGGTGTATATGTGATCAGACTGGTAGGTCATGGTCTGGTGTGCCGGTTGATGTCAGGCAGTTTTTGCGCGTGGCTGTGAAGTGTAATGAGATTGGTAATGATATTGATAGTGTTCATCGGGCTATTGATATGGCTATTGAGCAGGATGCGTTTGCAAAATTGCGCAAGAGGTATCAAAAGGTGGCCGTTAAGTTTGATGAGTTGAAGCATGCTGATAATTTACCCAAGTTGATGTCTCCTGTTTGTTTTTCTCGCGCTGGTGATTTGAATGCGTCTGGTAAGAAGGTTGAGGTGTGGTGAGTGGCGTGAGTGGCGTGGGTAAGTGGTAGATGGGTGTTTTTATGTTCCAGCTCATGCCCCATATGGGTGTGTGGGTATGTGGAACGAGGAGTGTAAAGTGAAAGAAGTTAAAGAGGCGAAGGATGTAAAGGATGTTCGTCGGACATATATTGCCATTATTCTTGATAAGTCTGGGTCGATGGAATCTATTCGAGAATCAACCATTAAAGGATATAATGAGCAAGTGCAACAAATTAAGATGAATTCGAAGGATTTGGAAACATATGTTTCATTAATCACGTTTAATGGCAATGTATATGAGCATTTGTGGAATAAACCAGCTGATGAGCTCACTTTAACTGATGATAGTGGGTATGTCACTATCGGTTCGACCGCCATGCTCGATGCTGTTGGATATACAATTAATAAATTATGTGAGACCACGGACGTTGCCGATAAATTCAATGCATATCTAATTATTGTTATATCAGATGGTGAGGAAAATGCGTCTGCTCATTATAATGTTGATAATTTGCGAGAATTGATTCAATCCAGACAGGATGCCAAAAATTGGACGTTTACATATATAGGGTGTGATAAATCATACTTAAATAAATTGGCTACGCATATGAACATTGGCGTTGGGAATGTCGCCATTGCGGATTTGGTGAGTAATGCTGGCGCTGCGTATTCGAATGCCGCGATTGGCACTGCTCAATATATGTGTGCTCGTAGCGTTAGCTCTACTGCTAATTTCTGCCGTGATAATTTATATAGTAGTAGTGGTGATATGGCAGATTGGTCTGGTGATGATGTTAAGAATAATGTGACTTTGGATAAGTCAGCCGCCACAATGCCGGTTCTTGGTACGTGTAAATTGGTTGATTGGTCGAAGAAGCCGTCTAAATGAGGCGGGCGTAGGGAATTTGGTTTGTCTATGAGCGCAACATGCCAAGCGAGCTGCACAGCAGCGAGTGCGGAATAATTAGTAGAACCGGCGGTATATATTGTAATGAAGGAGCGATGAATGGCTTGGCGAAAAATGTATAGACAATTGATGATCTCAAGCGTACCGACGCTCGTGATGATGTGCGGCGTTGCGGCGGGTTTCGGTAATTGGTACATGGTGGCTTGGTTGGGTGCTACCGTGCCAAAAGGCAACGACGTGAGGTTTTCTCGTTAGCAAAGGAGTAATGTAATGACTAGGATATTTTGTGATAAGTGCAAAAAAGAACTGCTTGATCACCGGGAAGACCGTGTGATGCGTAGTCTTGGCATTTGGAAGATTGAGATATTGGTCGCTAAGGATGGGGTATGGAATGCCGGGGATGTTTGTCAAGATTGCGTATTGAAGATAGTCAATGAGGGCAAACCGTGCAAGGAGTAAGACAATGGCCGAAAAGATGACCGCAAGTGAGGCAGTGTACGGATTTGCGGCATGGCTGACATGCCGTCAGAATGGAGTTATGATTGGAGCCACACATAATGCGGCTCTTGTGATGGACTTGGTGAAGCGCTGGTGTGATGCGAATAACCTTTCGCCGCCGCGTGATGGCGTGTATCCTAACAATGTCGTGCAGCCCAGCCGATTTGGTTCTTAGCCCGCTGGTGAGTATGAAGACGTGTGCGTTGATGCTCGCCAGGAATGAGGAATGGATTATAGGTTTGTCGGCTAGAGCTGCGCTGAAATGGTTTGATAATCTTATAGTGTTTGACCATGCTTCGGCTGACAACACCGCATCTATAATTAAGATGGTATCTGATGAACATCCCGGGAGATTGATATATATTCGTGAAAACAATCAGACGTGGTATGAAATGGCATATCGCCAGCGGATGCTTGATGCCGCGAGGGGTGTTCGAGCCACGCATATTGCCACAGTTGATGCTGATGAGGTATTGTGTTGTGGCGTGTGGCAGAAGATGCTGCCGGTTGTTGAATCGTTGAAGCCCGGTGAGATTTTGTCCATGCCACTTTTGTGTATGTGGAGGTCGATTAATAAGTACCGTGATGACAATAGTAAATGGTCTAAGGAGAATACTCCATTTATATTTAGGGACGCTCCTGGGTTATATTGGAGATCTAATAATGGATATGATTTTCATCATCGGCAGCCATATGGTTCTATTAATAAACAATGGTCTGGTTTAAAGCGCGATGGCAGTTTGATGCATTTGCAGTTTGTTGATTGGGAGAGATTGAAGATTAAGCATGTGTGGTATAAGATGGTGGAGGTTATAAGGTGGCCGGGGCGTGAGCCGGTATCTAGGGTTGATGCTAGATATAGTAAGGCGGTAGATGAGTCTGGGATGGTTTTGGCTGAGGCCAAGAAGGAATGGTGGGAGTGTTATGGGGATATTGTTAATAGGTTGCAGGTTGGGCATGTTCCATGGCATTTGCAGGAGTGTCGTGAGATGATGAGGAAGTATGGTAGAGATAAGTTTAATGGTTTGAATTTGTGGGGTGTGGTTTGAACATTTTCTTTACGGCCGATACGCATTTCGGGCATAAAAATATATTGAAGTATGCTTCCAGACCGTTTAAGTGCATTAGAGACATGGATGAACGGTTGATAGAGAATTGGAACATGATAGTTCCAATGGATGGTATGGTCTATCATCTTGGTGATTTTGCGTTTAAGGGTTCACCGAAGTATCATAGGGATATTGTTAGTCGGCTTAATGGTAAGATATGTTTGGTGCGTGGTAGTCATGATAAGTTGGCCATTACTCAGTTAGGTAATAGGTTTGAATGGATAGAGAAATATTATGAATTGGTGTTTGATGACGTTGATGCACCGATGAATCAGAGGTTCATTGTGTTGTGTCATACTGCTTTTAGGGTGTGGGAGCGTTCTCATTATGGTTCTTGGAATTTATATGGGCATTCGCATGGACGGTTATCGGATATTCCGGGTGCGTTAGCGTTTGATGTTGGGGTGGATAGTGCGGCCAAGTATTTTGGGCATGGAGATCCTATGCCAGAGAATTATAGGCCTTTTACATATCAAGAGATAAAGGATGTTATGGCGGGAAAGGTTAATGGAGCCGGGCGGATTTGCACCGCCGTCACGGATGATAAGCATTAGGGCTTTACATGCTTCTGCTATTGGCTTTTAGCTGCTGGCTAGCAGTATCAGGCAGCTAGTCGAACTGGAGCGAACGTTAGGGTAAACCGTGTGGTTGACCCTTTGAACCAATTGAATATGCTGGTTATTTTGCCAATGATTTTGTTGGCACTTTTGGTTGCACGGTGTTTATCGAGGCCAACGTGCGTCCTCGGCATGTGGCCGCCAATGTTATTCAGCCGCTCGATTCTATTCGGCCCCAAGTTGTCAAAGAGTTAGTCTATTGAATATATTTGATTTAGTCTGGCGCTGTGTGGTATGTTATGTAAGACCATTTCTCGAGGCTTTGTGCGTTCTTATATGGTAGGTTGCATATTCCTGAATTTATGTCAGAGATTATGTTAAGCATGGATTTTTTGTCTCTGTGGATGTAGTATTGGTATGCGGTATGGTCGAGCATTAGAAGTTCTGATAGTCCATATATGCCAATGATGTCTTGCGGGTACCATATGAATATCGGTATGTTTCTGCCTATGCATATTTCTAATTCATCGATTGTCCCCCAGCTGAATTTGTCGCATATTCTGGCTATTAGGATGTCGCATGTATTGGCTAGTTTTCGGCATACTCGGCGTATGTCATTGTTGGTATATAAGACGTTGCTTAGGAAGTTTATGTTTTTGTCATTTTGCGGGTCACGTGAGTGGTTTTCTATGGCTGTTTGTATGCCGTATACGGTAGGGGGATCTGAGCATAGTGCGTTCATCCAGCGTGGTTTTACCATTGGGTCCCAGATTATTAATGTCGGTTCGATGTTAAGTAGGTCTGTTGTGAGTTCTGCCCTCCAGGCTGCGCATTCTTTATCTTTTTCGACTTGGCCGCATAAGTATATTCTGCTGTTTTGTAGTTTGCTCATGGTTGTAAAATACGTTAGGTGATGTATTTGAAAGTTTAAAGGAGTTGACGATGATACTCAGAGATGTTGAGATTGATGCGTTTAACATTAAGGGACCGATGGTTGATAGCATTGTGGATTTGGCTGGCAACAATGGGTGCCAGGCGATAGTTGCTTCGCCTGATATATTGCCTCAGTTGTTTATAAAGCGTGGCGTTCGTAGGTTTGAGCAGAAGTTTCGGATCATTACTGTTGTTGATTGGC